CCGAAAAACAAGGATGACCGTTCCCTCAAAGAGAGGGGGCGGGGGTGAGGCGTAGCTTGATGAGCACACCTTGGGCGTAGAGTGAGCAGGCTTGCTCAAATTCTTCGGGATTTGTACTCGGGTCTATGCGCGGCAGAGTTTCCTCAAGCAAGTGCATGATGCCCTCGGCTTGGCGCAAGGCTCGCGCCCTTTGTTCGGGTGTTGGTTTGTTCATGTTGTTAGCTCCTGTTTGCTTGGCGCACCATCACCTCAGCCATGCGTATGGCGTTTTCGCGTTTCAGGTACCAGTTTGAGGTGTTGAAGTCTTTCCCGTTGTAGGGCACATACGCTATGCCCTGATACCACGGCTCGGCCCCCATTTGCTTCGACTTCATGGTGCGTACCGCACACACCGTGTTCTGATACGCGAACAGCTCAAGCTCGTCTATGTCTTCTGTCATGACGACACCTCCTCTCGTGCCATTGGTCGCCCTGTCTGGTTGGCTAGGGTTAAGAGCACCGCCGTTGCGAACTCGTCGAAGTCCTTGTCGCTCATGCCTACGGGCTGATGCAGGGTTGCGATGGTGTGGTCGTTGTCACGGATGATTACTGTTTTCATTTGCTTTCTCCTTTGTGCAATGCGGACACCATGTCCGCATTTGTTGCTCTGTTAAATGTCGTCAGCCAAGCTACTGTCGTAGGCCTCGGCGGGTGTCTGTTGTTTGGGCGGTACGTACGGCTTGCCATACTTTGCGAGACGCGTTGCGGGGGATTCAATCGGCGCTTCGAGGTGTTTTGTGCGGGTTCGCTCGTTAAACAGGGGGCGCGGTGGCACGTCTTTCAGGTGGGGTGTCGGCGGCGTGTCAATGAACGTGGGTGCCGTAGGCAGGGCGTGATTGTTCTTGGCCAACCACTTAATGCGAGCGTTCAACTCGTCATTGGGCTTGCTGTGCTTGTAAAGATTCGCCTCGGGGTTGTATCGGTAGCCCACCATTCGAGGCATCCCGCCCGCCGTGCGCTCGTCAAGCGGCATAGCCTCCCACAACTGCACGAGGTCGTGCTGGATGTCTTCAGGCACGTACTCCTCCCACTTCGTGTACTTGGGGCGGTGCGGTTTCTGTCTGAACTCATACTTGAGGCGGGTCAATTCTTTGCGTAGGGCGGTGGCGTACACCTCGTAGAACTTCATCTTGGTTAGCGCCTTACGTTTGCGGTGGTAAGAGGCCTTGCCGTTCGAGCCCTCGATGTCCTTCTGCATACCTTTCCAAAGCGGTTCCCATGCGTCAGCCCACACCTCATGCCAACGCTCAACTCGGGCACGTTTACGCAGTAGGTTCGCATCCTTCTTGTGTTGGGCAATACGCGCCTTGGCGATAGCAACGGGCAAATCACCTGTTGCCGCCTTCTGTCGGAGCTCTTTGTTGGTGAGCTGACTAAACGGTTTTCGCTTCGGTCGGCACTCAACACACACCTTGCCCTCGGCGGTGACGAGCACGTTTCCTGCGTAGCCCTGCTGTTTTGACTGCGCTCGGGTGAGTTTGTACCGAAAGGCGGCGAGGGGTTTGGTTGCTTTGCACTTGGTGCAAGCCTTGGTCAGCACAAGTTTGTTAGTGCTATCGTATTCATTCTGCATAGATGTGTTCCTTTCGCTGTGCAGGGATACCCACTGTTCAGGGCGCGATGACGTTACTAGATGCCTACCATTTTGCCCTTTGTTTATGCGGGTTTCGGGTGCATCATACACCCAATACACTTCGTTTTGAAAAAAGCTAACAGCCGAGCCGCCCAAAGCACACCCACCAAAACCTGTATATATATATCTTTATAGAAAGGTAGTTATATATATATGTACTGTTGGAACGTGTTGGGCCAACGCTAGTATCCATGCGGGTTACAAGACGCCCAGCAGTACCGCACTACGCCCTGAACAGTGGGTATTCTCTTTTTTACAACAGAATGGGGTTCTCCACAACGTATTACAGAGAACCCCTTGGTTTGCGGACAAGTTGTCCGCATCGTCGTCACTTGCACAGGCGGCGTTGGCTCATGGGTTTGACGCCTAGCTTGACCAGCTCCCATGTCATGTCCGCTTCTTCTGCCCTGCGGCGTGCCTCGTTGCGGCGTGTGTTGTTGCGTGCTATCTCTGCGAACTCGGCGCGGAGTACGCGCAGCTTGGCGAGGTGGATTTCTTTGATTGATGTGTTCTTCATGATGGGTTCTCCAAAAGATGTTTGTGGTTGGTTTTGCGTGATTGACACGAATCGGAATAACGGCGAACCCTCCCGCTCTCGCCGTTCCGAAAAAACTCGCGGACAAACTGTCCGCATTAGATGCTTGCCAAGAAGCGGCGCTGCTCAGCCTTGCTCAAAGTGCCAAACTTCTTGACGAGCGCAGCAACTGGGTCTGCCTTGTTTGCCGTTGCGGCTTTGCTTGGCAGGTCTGCGCTTGGGAAACACACTTGCAACACACGGTTCATGGCCTTCTCTGCCGCACTGTCGCGTGGGAGTTTGTCGCCGCGTGTGCCTTGCTCGATAGTCACGCCGTATTTCTCCGCCGCCCACTTCATCGCAAAGGGTTTGGCCATAGCGCGTGACGCAATGCCGAGCTTGAGCAGTCGCTCTGTGAAGTTCGCGGACTTGTTGTCCGCATCGGTGAACACAGCGTTGATGGCTTTGGTGTTGATTGTGAAAGTATTCATGATGTAAAGCTCCAATAAAAAACCCTGCGACTGGCAGGGCAACAGATACAGCAAGGGTCTTGATGTATGACTCTATTGTAGCACAACACGTTATAGAGAACCCTTGACACGGCAGAATGGCTAACGGCAGACCCCACCGTGGGGGTACAGCCCCTTTATGGCGGCGAGGTTACGTTGTCGTATGAACACTGTTGTGCGGCCGCTTGGAGTATTTTGAACAATCTTTGCAAAAATTCACTTGTTTGTTATCCCGAGGTCCAGATAATTAAATAAGGAACACCCCGCGAACCCGGTATTAAAGCCAAACAGGGAAAACTTTATTAACTTGCGGCACACCCCACCCCCAAAAATTTCTAGAAAATTTGAAAAAACCTCGTGTCAAACGCTGTACACTGCGGGCGTTGGTGAGGTAGTCGCTAGGCCCATAGCCTAGAAAGACGCCGTGAATATTGTTCTACCTCCGCTGTTCCGTCGGAGCCCGCGCTCAAAAATGAACGGAACCACCAACACCCCATAAAAAAACCCCAGCCATTTCTGACTGGGGTGGAAGAGGCCCGAAGGCCCATAGGAGAAGCAATGGCTTGCACCAGAGCGGAAGTGAGTGTACACTCGCACCCAGAATCACACAACACCCCGCTGATCCGGCGCTAACAGGAGCTTTAGTTGTTTGAACATTTGGTGCAATTTGAACTGGGGAACACCGACCCAGAGTTTGTAGAGCTCGATGACGCAGAGCCGGGTGAAGTCCTGTCTGCGCAACACAAGACAGTCGAGTGGCTAGAAGAACTGGGCGTGCGCCCAGATGACGTACAAGATCGCGAGCAGCAGACCGCTGCGGCACGTGAGGCGTTTGGGTCCCTGACGACCAACGCAGACAATCAAGATCAGTTGGCTGATCTTATTCAGATTAAGACCCCAGAGGCCGTGCGCCACCTGACGGGCATGCTGGCCGCCTACGACTGGGAGTTCGTGCAGCAGGCCAAAGAGATTCGCGGCTACGCCGTGGCACAGTTGATCGAGGAAACCAAGTCCTCCAACGCCAACATCCGACTCAAAGCCTTGGGCCTTTTGGGCAAAGTCACGGAAGTGGGCCTGTTCACCGACAAGGTCGAAATCAAAAAGACAGAACTCAGCGATGCTGAGATCGACGCCAAGATCAAAGAGAAGCTCAACCGCTTCATGGGCGTCATTGACGTGGTCGATGTAAGCGACGTGTCAGAAAACTCCAACGATGAACCTAAACAGCCTGACCAGCCTGAGTAAAGCAGAACTGCTTGCTCTTCAAAAGGCACTCCCCACCATGACGGTGGCGGAGAAGATCGAGCTTTTCGACATGCTTGAGGTTCGGGAGCGCCGCGCCAGCCTGAAGGCGGCCAGTTCTGGCATGTTGGGGTTCGCCAACGCGGTGTACCCGGGGTTCAAAGTGGGGCCGCACCACCGCAAGCTGGCCAAAATCTTCGAGGATGTGATCGCCGGCAAGAAAAAGCGCGTCATCATCAACATCGCACCCCGTATGGGCAAGTCGGAGTTCAGCTCCTACCTGTTCCCAGCCTACTTTTTGGGCAAATTCCCCGAGAAGAAGATCATCATGGGCACCCACACCGCGGGTTTGTCAGAAGACTTCGGCCGCCGGGTGCGGAACTTGATCGACTCGGAGGAATATGCTGAGGTTTTCCCAACTACGAACGTGGCCGCAGACCAAAAGGCTGCTGGTAAATGGTCTACAAGCGCTGGCGGTCAGTACTATGCTGCTGGTGTCGGCGGTGCTCTTGCTGGCCGTGGTGCTGACTTGTTCGTTATTGACGACCCTCACTCGGAACAGGACGTAAAGACCAACTCGCGGCTCGCGTTTGACACGGCGTGGTCGTGGTTTCAGACTGGCCCGTTGCAGCGTTTGATGCCGGGCGGCGCGATCATCGTCATCATGACCCGTTGGTCCCTGCTTGACCTGACTGGTCGGCTTATTGACTACCAGACCAAGAATCCCGAGGCTGTGCCATGGGAGATCGTGGAGCTGCCGGCGATTCTGAACGAGGACTCCGAGGACGAGAAGTCTTTGTGGCCGGAGCAGTGGCCACTGCATGCGCTGAAGCAGGCGAAAGCGTCGATGGACCCCCAGTACTGGAACGCCCAGTACATGCAGCAGCCCACGTCCAACAATGCGGCGATCGTGTCGCGGAAGTCTTGGAGAATCTGGACGGCCGACGAGCCGCCACGGTGCGACTACATCATTCAGAGCTGGGATACGGCCTTTGAAGCCAAGACCCGTTCTGACTATTCCGCGTGCACAACGTGGGGTGTTTGGTACAACGAGGAGGAGGGCAACGTCCCTCAGTTGATCCTGTTGGACGCGTTCAAGGACCGCATGGAGTTCCCAGAACTGAAGGCCGTGGCGCTGAAACACTACAAAGAGTGGGAGCCAGACGCGTTCGTGATCGAGAAGAAAGCCGCCGGCGCACCGCTCATCCAAGAGCTGCGCAACATGGGAATCTTTGTTCAAGAATTTACACCGAGCCGCGGAAACGATAAGATCGTGCGGGTTAATGCGGTAGCGGACTTGTTTAGTTCAGGGAAGGTGTGGGCTCCGGACACTAGGTGGGCCAGAGAAGTTATTGAAGAGGTGGCGTCTTTTCCTAATGGAGAGAACGACGACTTTGTTGATACAATGTCGCAAGCCTTGTTGCGGTTTCGCCAAGGCGGTTTTATTCCATTGGACAGCGATGAGAAAGAAGAACTTCAATTCTTCAGACGAAAGACCCATGCTTACTACTGATTTGATGAACCTCCCCCGCACGCGTGCCGCTGCTGCTGCGCAGGGCAGTACGTTGTATTTTACAAACAAAGCCTGCCATAAAGGGCATCTCCGACACCGCTACACCGCGTCGGGTACTTGCGCGGGGTGCGCGTATGTGCGTTACAAAGAAGTTGGCGCGGGGTACGTGAGTCCCGAAAGCCGTACGTTGACAAACAAAAAATGGAACGCCAGCAACAAAGCTGCGGAGGCTAAGGCGAAGTGGAAACAAAAAGACCCCAAACGAGCGTGGGCTACGTACGCAGTGTCAGGTGCAAAGCAGCGGGCATATAAAACAGGTGTGCCGTTTGACTTGAGCAATGCGTTCGTGCGTAGCATAATCCCCGATGTGTGCCCCGTCTTTAAGACCCCCTTTACTTTTATTGGCGGTAAAAAGATGCGCCTTGACAGCCCGACGCTTGATCGAATTAGACCGGAGCTCGGCTACGTTGTAGGCAATGTGGCTGTTATTTCTGCGAAAGCAAACGCCATTAAAAGCAGCGCGACCGTAGATGAAATTCAAGCAGTAGCCGACTGGCTGCGAAACTATTAAGGACCACCATGGCCATCGACAAATCCCTGTACCAAGCCCCCGTGGGCATCGACGCCCTCTCTCAAGACGAAGAGGCAATTGAAATCGAGATCGTTGATCCCGAAGAAGTCAACATCCACGCGGGTGACTTGGAGCTGAGCATCATGCCCGGTGAAGACGAAGACGAGTTCAACATGAACTTGGCCGAGGAGATGGACGAAGGCGCGATGCAGAAGTTGGCCGGTGATCTGGCAGGTTCTGTGGACCAAGACAAAGCAAGCCGCAAGGACTGGGAGAAGGCTTACACCGAGGGTTTAAAGCTTTTGGGGCTTCAGTACGAGGAACGTACAGAACCTTGGAATGGAGCCTCCGGTGTGTTCCACCCCATGATTACCGAGGCTGTGGTGCGCTTCCAGTCGGAGACCATCACCGAGATGTTCCCAGCCCAAGGGCCGGTGCGCACCAAGATCGTCGGGAAAGAGACACCCGAGAAGAAAGACGCCGCGATGCGCGTGCAGGAAGACATGAACTATGAGCTGACAGAGGTCATGCGCGAGTTCCGCCCAGAGCAAGAGCGTATGCTGTGGTCCCTGCCGGCCACCGGCTCAGCTTTCAAGAAGGTGTACTTTGACCCGAACCTCGGCCGTCAGGTGTCGATGTTTGTGCCGGCCGAGGACATCATCTTGCCGTACGGCACGACCGACATGGACACTTGCTACCGCCTGACCCACGTCATGCGCAAGACCGAGAACGAGATCAAGAAGCTCCAGCAAGCGGGCTTCTACTTGGACATCGAGCTGGGCGAGGCCACCAAAGAACAAACCGACATCCAGAAAGCCAAGGACAAAGAGACGGGCTTCAGCGACATCGACGACGACCGCTACACGCTCTTGGAGATTCACGTGGACTTGGACCTCGAAGGTTACGAGGACGTGAATGGTGACGGAGAAGAGACAGGCATCGCGTTGCCGTACGTGGTGACCATGGTGAAAGGTACGAACGACATCTTGGCCATCCGCCGCAACTGGAAGGAAGATGATGAACTGCGACTCAAGCGACAGCACTTCGTGCACTACCAGTACATACCGGGTTTTGGTGCCTATGGCTTCGGTCTGTTCCATCTCATCGGAGGCTTCGCTAAATCAGCCACATCCATCATGCGTCAGCTTGTGGACGCTGGCACTCTCTCCAACTTGCCGGGTGGACTCAAGTCTCGTGGCCTTCGTATTAAAGGGGACGACACACCCATCGCCCCCGGCGAGTGGCGCGATGTAGACGTCGGCTCAGGCAACATGCGCGACAGCATCTTGCCGCTGCCTTACAAAGAGCCAAGCATGGTGTTGTCTGGCTTGCTGGACAAGATCGTGGAGGAAGGCCGTCGCTTCGCTGCATCCGCAGACATGAAGGTGTCGGACATGTCCGCCCAAGCCCCAGTGGGCACAACTCTGGCAATCCTTGAGCGTCAACTGAAGATCATGACGGCTGTGCAGGCCCGCTTGCACTACGCGTTCAAGCAAGAGTTGCGTCTGTTGGCAGTCATCATCAAGGACTACACCGACCCAGACTACGAGTTCCAGCCAGAAGAAGGCAGCCGCACGGCCAAGCAGTCCGACTACAGCGCGTGCGACATCATCCCAGTGAGCGACCCCAATGCTGCGACCATGTCTCAGCGCGTGGTGCAGTATCAAGCCGTCATCCAGATGGCCCAGATGGCTCCTGATATTTATGACCTGCCTCAGTTGCACCGCAACATGTTGGAGGTGTTGGGCATCAAGAACGCCGAGAAGCTCATCCCGTTGGAAGAGGACATGAAGCCGCAGGACCCAGTGTCCGAAAACCAAGCCGTGCTCAAGTGCGAGCCTGTCAAAGCGTTCCTGTTCCAAGATCATGAGGCGCACATCGCGGTGCATATGGCCATGGTCAATGACCCTATGATGCAGCAGCTGATCGGTCAGAACCCCAAGGCCCCTCAAATTCAGGCAGCCTTGATGGCGCACGTATCCGAGCACGTTGGTTATGCGTATCGCCAGAAGATCGAGCAACAGCTCGGCATGCCTCTGCCACCCGAAGACGAGAAGCTCCCACCACAGATCGAGCTTGCTTTGTCCGGCATGATGGCGCAGGCGGCCAATCAAGTGTTGCAGCAGAACCAAGCAGCAGCCGCTCAGCAGCAAGCTGCCCAGCAAGCACAGGACCCTGTTGTACAAATGCAACAAGCAGAGTTGCAGCTCAAGGCCAAAGAAGTCGAGATCAAGGAACGCAAGATGCAGTCGGACGCTGCACTCGGCGCAGACAAGTTGCGTTTGGAAGAACGCAAGATTGAGGGTCAAGCAGAACTCGCCGGCCTGAAAGTCGGCGCACAGATTCAGGACAGCCGTGCAAAACAGGCTGCTGAAAACGAGCGAGAAGGCTTGCGCATGGGTGTGGACATTGCCCGTGACCAGCTCGACCGCGCACAAGGTATAAAAAATTCACAGGAGAAGTGAGCTAAATGATCCAAGACTTCGCACGCGTATTGCGCGAAAAAATACGCACCGACATGAACAACTATGCTGACGACCTCGCAGGCGGGGTTTGTCAGGATTTTGCTCAGTATCAAAAACTCTGCGGGATGATTCAGGGTCTCGCCACCGCAGAGCGTTACTTACTTGACCTTGTAGAGAAAGTGGAGAAAGCAAATGACGACTGAAACCGAAGCAGGATTGATCCTGCCACCAAGCATTGTCCTACCCAAGCACATTCAGCCGGCCGACAAGCCTGATGAAGATGCGGACAACGAAACCAAAGCTGGCGCACTGCCGACCCCAACAGGTTGGAAGTTGCTCTGCGTAGTACCAGAAGTCGATGAAAAGATTGCTGGCACATCGCTCGATCTCGTGAGAGACCATGCTTCCATGCAGCAAGACAACCACGCCACAACCGTGTTGTTCGTGCTTCGCGTTGGCCCAGACGCGTACAAAGACTCTGCCAAGTTCCCCAACGGTGCTTGGTGCAAAGAGGGTGATTTTGTGCTCGTGCGTACGTATTCCGGTACGCGTTTCAAAATTTTCGGAAAAGAGTTCCGCCTGATTAATGACGATCAAGTGGATGCTGTTGTTCAGGACCCTAGAGGGCTCACACGTGCCTAAAGTGTTTGTTTCCGACGAAGAACGCCGCGCTTATAACGCGGAGAAAGCTCGTCGTTGGTACGCAAACAACAAGGACAAAGCCCGCGAGACCAAACGCCGTTATTACGCAACTGACGCTGGTAAGGCACAGAAACGTAAGGAGGATGCGGCGTATGTTGCCTCCGGTGGCCGAGCAAAGCAAGAAGCAAAGAGAGCGACAAAACCGCTTTCGGATGCAAGACGCGCAGCAAGAATTAAATGGGCTAAGAACAACCAAGCGTACTTTACGGCGATGCGGTCTTACCGCAGAACCTTGGAAAAGGCCCTTGACCCATTTGAGTTTTGGGTGTTGCAGGAAGCTGTAGCACTTGCGCGTCTGCGTGAGACCGTGATTGGCGGCCAGTGGCATGTCGATCACGTTATTCCGGTGTCTAAGGGCGGAACAAGCCGCCCAGACAATATTCAGGTTGTACCGGCAGCTTGGAACCGACGTAAGTCAAACCGCCACGCCAATCGTTTTATTGGCGCATAAAGGAGTACCCATGGACCCAAAAGATGAGTTCAAGTTCCCCGACGAAGTCGAGGACAAGGACATTGAAATCACAATCAAGGACGACGATGTAGAAATCGAAGTCGTTGATGACACGCCCGAGAAGGACCGCGGCCGCAAGCCTCTTGATAAAGAAGTAGCCGACCCGACCGACGAGGAAATTGAGTCGTACTCCTCAAATGTGCAAAAGCGCATCAAGGACCTGACACACGCCCGCCATGATGAGCGCCGTGTCAAAGAAGCCACGATGCGCGAGAAGCTTGAGCTGGAGCGTCTTACACAACAGTTGATCGAAGAGAACCAGCGTCTCAAGAAAACAGTCAACACCGGTGCCGAGCAGTTTGTTGCGCAGCACAAAGTTTTGGCGGAGAACGAACTTGAGAAAGCTCGCCGCGATTACAAGGCAGCGCAAGAGTCATTTGACTCCGATGCCATTCTTGCAGCCCAAGAAGCCCTCCTTGAAGCCAAGATGAAAATGGAAGCGACGAAAAATTTTCGTCCAACCCCTTTACATGTTGACGAAGATGAGGTACAAACTAGCCATCGCGAACCCCAACGCGTGCAACCGGACGAAAAAACCTTGCGCTGGCAAGCTCAAAACCAGTGGTTCGGTGCCGATGGGTTCGAAGAAGTTACCAGCTTCGCACTAGGGCTGCACCAAAAGCTAGTGAACTCGGGGACGAATCCAAAGTCCGATGAGTATTTCGAGCAAATTAACGCTCGCGTGAAGTCGAAGTTCCCAGAAATTTTCGGGGAAGAAGACAAGCCGTCCTACGGTGAGTCTCCAAAAAAACCTGCTTCAGTCGTAGCCCCTGCCACAAGATCGTCGGGGGCTAAAAAAGTCCAACTGACGACAACCCAGCTCGCGCTGGCTAAGAAATTTGGATTGACCCCGCAGCAATATGCGCTGCAAGTAGCAAAATTGGAGAATCAATAATGGCTGAAAACCGTAAACCCCGTGATTTAGAGTCACGCGAAAAAAATGTCCGTGCTGTATACGTACCGCCGACATCTCTGCCCGACCCAACACCTGAACCCGGTTTCTTGTATCGCTGGATTGCGACGCACGTTCTAGGACAGGCTGACCCGACCAACGTGTCTCGCAAGATGCGCGAAGGCTGGGAACCGGTGAAGGCAGAGGACCATCCAGAACTGCAATTGTTTGGTAATGAGAAGACTGGGAACGTGGAAATTGGTGGCCTCATGCTCTGCAAGATGGCGATCGAACAAGCGCAAGCCCGTGACGATTATTACAACAAGCAAGCGCAGAACCAGATGGATTCAGTGGACAACCACTTCATGCGAAACAATGACCCTCGTATGCCTTTGTTCAGCGACCGCAAGTCAACGAACAGTCGCGGCGGCGGTTTTGGTTCAGGTTCTAAGTAAACAAGGAGTCCTTAAATGGCATCTACCGCTTCTCCCTACGGCTTGAAACCCGTAAACGAGCTGGGTGGTCTTCCTTATGCTGGCAGCACACGCCAGTATGTGATTGACCCAGCAGGCACCGCTTCGAACATCTACAACGGTTCGCCCGTGTATGTGAACGCAGACGGTTATTTGGCCGTGGCTACTGCCACCGGCGCTGACGGCACTACAAACGGTTTCCCTGTTGGCACTGCCAACACAGGTATCGTCGGTGTGTTTGTTGGTTGCCAATACATCAACGCACAAGGTCAAGTGATCTACTCTCAGTACTACCCAACAGGTACGACTGGTGTGGTGAACGCCTATGTTGTGGATGATCCCAACGTCGTGTTCCAAGTCCAGTCTGCTGGCACCGTGACACAAGCCGCCGTCGGCGCAAACTTGTTCTTCTCAACTGGCGCTGTGGCCACTGGTAGCACTTCTACCGGTAACTCAACAGCTTCTGTGGTTGCTGGCGCTTCTGCCGTGACAACTACTGCTGCTTTCCGCGTTGTGGGTTTCCCCAACATGGTTGGCTTCTCAGTTGTTGGCGACGCATACACTGACGTGTTTGTGAAGATCAACCCCGGCTACCACAGCTACACCAACGCCGTTGGTCTGTAAGGAGTAAATAAATGGCTATTTCACGCGCACAACTGCTCAAAGAATTGCTGCCCGGCCTGAACGCTTTGTTCGGCATGGAGTACGCACGCTACGGCGAAGAGCACAAAGAAATCTACGAAACAGAGAAATCTGAGCGTAGCTTCGAAGAAGAAACCAAGCTGGCTGGCTTTGGTGCAGCTCCTGTTAAGAACGAAGGCTCAGCCATCGCTTTTGACAATGCACAAGAAGCGTTCACAGCTCGCTACAACCACGAGACCATCGCTCTCGGCTTCTCCATCACGGAAGAAGCAGTTGAAGACAACTTGTACGACAGCCTGTCTGCTCGTTACACCAAGTCTTTGGCTCGCGCTATGGCCTATACCAAGCAAGTTAAAGCTGCTGCCGTTATCAACAACGGTTTCAGCGGTAGCTACTTGGGTGGCGACGGCGTGTCTTTGTTCGGTGTGAACTCTGGTGGTTCTCGCGTTGGTCACCCACTCGTTAACGGTGGCGTGAACTACAACAGCCCAACTACCGCTGTTGACTTGAACGAGACTTCATTGGAAAACGCTGTGATTCAGATCGCTGCGTGGACCGACGAACGCGGTTTGTTGATCGCTGCTAAGCCAGTCAAGATGGTGATCCCCCCAGCTTTGATGTTCACGGCTAAGCGTTTGCTCGACACCGAGTTGCGCGTTTCTACTGCTGATAACGACATCAACGCTATCAAGCAAATGGGCGCTATCCCCGGTGGCTACACCGTCAACCACTTCTTGACCGACAGCAATGCTTGGTTCTTGACGACTGACGTGCCAAACGGCTTGAAGCACTTCGAGCGTTCACCTCTCACCAATTCTATGGACGGGGATTTTGACACAGGAAACGTTCGCTACAAAGCACGTGAGCGTTATTCTTTTGGCTGGAGCGATCCGCTCGGAATGTGGGGCTCAGCAGGTGCATAACCTGCAAACCCACTAACCATGCGGTTTACAAAGGGGCTCCGGCCCCTTTGTTTTATTTTGTTGTGTTACTCTTTAGGTTTGTGGTACACTTACCTGACACAAGGAGAGTTTCATGGCCCGAGGCATCTACAAGATCATCAACATCGTAAACAACAAGTTCTACGTCGGCAGCGCCGTGGACTTAAAGCGTCGCAAAACGCGCCACTTCTCAGAGCTGCGCACAGGTAAGCATAACAACCGCCACTTACAGGCGGCATGGGTGAAGTACGGGGAGCAGTCCTTCGTGTTTGTGGTCGTTGAAGAGCTGTCGGCAGATGCCGATCTTCTTGCCGCCGAGAACGTCTGGTTGCACGCGTATGTGGGGAAAGACTACTGTTACAACATAGGTGTGGACGCCACGGCCCCGATGGCAGGGATGCGCGGCGTCTTGAGCCCGACGTGGGGGTACAAACACACAGCGGAAGCCCTTGCTGTTATTACGTCCGCATCTACAGGTCGGACGCAAGACCAAGAAACCATTCAGCGCAAAACGGCGCACCTCATAGGCAAACCGAAGTCCGCAGCGGTCCGAGCCAAGATCAGCGCTTCGCTCTCGGGCGAAGGCAACTTCTGGTACGGCAAGAAGCGTCCAGACCACGGAGCTAAGGTAGCACGGGTAGTACAGGTGACAGACAGTAAAGGAAACACGGAGACGTTCAGCAGCATCACGGTGCTGCGCGAAGAACTAAAGCTCAAGCCGCCCACAGTCAACCGAGCGCTCAAGTCAGGGCAACCGATTTCTAGAGGCCCGTTGAAAGGTTGGTGCTTCAAATACGTTGACCCCGCGTAAAATACATGGTACAAACTACCCATCCCGGGAACCCCGGTGTATCTGACGGTCCCGGCCGACGACATGCAGACAGATACGCCTTATCGCATGTGAGGAAATCATCATGGCACGCACTTCTTTCTCTGGCCCAGTACGGTCGCAAAACGGCTTCCAGACCATCTCCATCAACGCTACCACTGGCGTTACCACTGTCACTTCTTCTGTCGGCAACACCCTTGTTGGTGGCGTGCAAGCCTTGTCAGGCGCAGGTGCTGTTGACGTGACCAACATGATTACCTCCCTGACTTCTACCGGTTCTGCGCAGGCTTTGACCTTGGCGAACGGTACGGCTGGTCAGTTGAAAACCATCGTACATACTGTTGACGGCGGCTCCGCTGTGTTGACACCAACCACAAAAATCGGTTTCTCGACAATCACTTTCACTGGCGTTGGCGAGTCGGCCACCTTGGTGTACACCGCTGCTGGCTGGGCAATCGTTGCTTTGAATGGCGCGGTCGCCGCTTAATTGATCTCGGGGGCTTCGGCCCCCTGTTTTAAACAAGGAGATTAATATGGCCAATTACGGCAAAGTGTCTTCGGTGACACAAAAAGGCACGTACGAACCGTTCGAGTTGCAAGTTGCTCGCGGCCAGATCGGCCAGCACAGCACGGTCAACATCTACGGTTTTCAGACATCCGTCACAACAACGAACATCCCAGTTTGGGAAGTCGCGGGGGCGTACGCGTACCCTGTTTCGGCCACCGTTATGCACTTGGCGAGCAGCGTGAACACAGGTCCGGACTTGTCTGGCACGACCATCCTCATTCAAGGTTTGGACGCAAGCTACAACATGATTTCTGAGACTGTTGCTTTGACGGGCACCACTGTTGCAGTTACCACAAAGTCGTTCTTGCGCATCAACAGCATGTCTGTGACAGCAGGTATTCCAACAGGCACCATCACGCTCAAGAACACCGCAAACAGCGTGACTTACGCGCAGATCAACCCGACTATTGGCCGCACACAGATGGCTATTTACACGGTTCCTGCGGGCTACACGTTCTATTTGAGTCGTGTTGATGCGTACACGTCCGCCAACGGTTCATCCGCTGATTGGATTCAGTACCGCAACCAGCAGACAAGTTCAACTGGCGTCACGTCTTACACGCAGCAAGCACCCTTCACCAATACGTACCACGCGCAGCGCGTGATGCCGCGCCCTTTCGCCGAAAAAACTGACATCCAGTTGCAGGCAAAGACCAGCGCGAACACGTATGCCGTGAGTATTGCTGCCGAAGGCTTCTTGATCGCTAACAGCTACGACGCAGGTCACGCTTAAGGCAGAATATGAAGGACCCGTTCGCAAACATGGATGAGTCAGTGAAGCACGTCCTTGACGGCGTGTCAGTCATTGCAACTGTTGGAACCCTGATCGAAATGCTCCCCTCAATCGCCGCACTTTTAACGATTGTCTGGACGGGCATCCGTATTTATGAGACCGACACGATTCAGCGTTTGCTGGGTCGAAACAAACCAACCGACGAGTAATTTTTAACAGGAGTTAGACATGGCAACAAAGAACAACGGCATCACAAAGGCCAAAATGGGCACAGTGAAAACAGCAGCCCCAAGCAAAGACGGCGTGGCTACCAAGGGTAAAACCAAGGGCAAGCAAATCGTCATGAAGGGCGGCAAACCGCTCGGCATGTGCGGTGGCGGCATGGCCAAGAAGAAGTAATTACCATGATGGGCAGCCGTGGTATGGGGGCCATCTCCCCCTCTAAGATGCCGAAAGGCGAGAAGATTACCCGCAAGGATAATCCGAACGAGGTCGAGATGTTCGCCGAAGGTGGCAAAGTAAAGTCACCTGCATGGCAGCGCAAAGAAGGCAAGAACCCCAACGGCGGTTTGAACGCCAAGGGGCGTGCCGCGTACAACAAAGCGAACCCCGGCAAGCCCGGTCTGAAGGCTCCACAGCCAGAGGGCGGCTCTCGTCGCGATTCGTTTTGTGCCCGCATGAAAGGCATGAAGGCCAAGCTGACTTCTGAGAAGACAGCCAAGGACCCTGACAGCCGCATCAACAAGAGCCTTCGGGCATGGAAGTGCTAAATGGCAAACACCTCTGGAACCGCTGGATTTAACCTAGACCTCACCGAACTGGTTGAGGAGGCGTTTGAACGCGTCGGTTCAGAGCTGCGCACCGGCTATGACCTGAAGACTGCACGACGCAGTCTCAACCTTTTGTTCGCCGACTGGGCGAACCGCGGCGTGAACATGTGGACTTTTGAGCAGGGCACGATCAACCTCGTGCAAGGCCAGAACACATACGCGCTGCCCAACGACACCGTGGACCTGCTCGAACACGTGATTCGCACGCAGGCCAACCAGACAGCCAACCAAGCTGACCTGACCATTACACGTATCAGCGTCTCGACCTACGCGACGCTCCCAAACAAACTGCAACAAGCCCGTCCGATTCAGGTGTGGGTGCAGCGTTTGGACGGTCAACAATCGGCTAACGGGGGCACACTTGCAGCAACAATCACGTCGACAGATACCGAGCTTACTGTTACCGACGCCTCTGGGTTGCCGTCAACCGGTTTCATCAAGATTGACTCCGAGTACATTCAGTACGGTTACATCACGGGCAACACTCTGTACAACTGCTTCCGTGGCCAGAACAACACAACCGCAGCAGCACACACCTCTGGCGCAACAATCTACTGGGCTAAGCTCCCAGCAGTGACCGTGTGGCCAACACCTGATGGTGCTCAGAGCTATCAGTTTGTGTACTGGCGCATGCGCCGAGTGCAGGATGCCGGCGGTGGTGTGAACGTCATGGACGTGCCTTTCCGTTTCGTGCCCTGCATGACCGCAGGTCTGTCGTACTACTTGGCGCTCAAAGTTCCGGGTGGGTTGGAGCGTTTGGGTGTGCTCAAACAACAGTACGACGAGGCTTGGGAAATTGCTGCTGGCGAAGACCAAGAAAAAGCTGCGGTGCGCTTCGTGCCGCGTCAGATGTTCATTAGCTGATGGGAAATCGGTTCTCCTCCGGCAAGAACAGCATCGCCGAGTGCGATCGCTGTGGCTTCCGCTTTAAGCTCAAAGACCTTCGTCGCGAGGTCGTCAAGACCAAGAACTACGAGCTGCTGGTGTGCGGACCTTGCTGGGACCCTGACCACCCTCAGTTGCAACTGGGTATGTACCCTGTTGATGACCCTCAAGGTGTTCGCAACCCGCGCCCTGATCGAAGCTATGTGTCGTCTGGTACGACCGGCTTGCAGATTCTCAACGGCAGTGGTCCAAGCACTGACGAGCAAGGCTATCAAGGCGAAGGCAGTCGCAACATACAATGGGGCTGGAACCCTGTTGGTGGTGCCAGCTTTTTTGATGACCCACTGACGCCAAACTACTTGGCTTTAGCGGTGGAAATTGGTACAGTTACCGTAACAACGACGTAAGGAGCCGATCATGGCAAAAGTAGACGCAAAAACAGCCGTGCGCAAGCACGAACAAAACATGCACCCCGGCCAGAAGCCGACAAAGATGCGTGCTGGCGGTAAGACCAACAGCGACATGCTCAAGATGGGTCGCGGTATGGCGAAGATTGCCAACCAAAAGTCGAAAGGCTAATCATGGCTAAGATCAACAACAAGCCTGCTTCTGCGTACGCAAAGCCGCACACAATGTCAGGCAAGACCGTGACTGCGAAAAGTGTTGCGGCTGGTGAGTGCGACAACAAGCAGTACATGCGCGAGATGAACGTCTCTGTGGCCAACAGCCACAGCAATGACTACAAAGGCACCAAAACTTCGGGCATCAAAATCCGCGGTACTGGCGCTGCAACTAAGGGCTTGATGGCCCGTGGACCAATGGCCTAAGCATGACGTACGACGAACTGGTAACGGCGGTTACTGACTACACTGAGAACACCGTACCCACGGTGGACATGAACACGTTCATCACTCAGGCAGAGCAGCGCATTTACAACTCCGTCCAGTTCCCCTCGTTGCGCAAAAACGTGACGGGGTACACGACTGCGTCCAACAAGTACCTGTCTTGCCCCTCCGACTTTCTGGCACCCTACTCGATAGCTGTGGTGGACGCGGATGGCAACTACGAGTACATGTTGAACAAGGACGTGAACTTCATTCGTCAAGCTTACCCAAAGCCAACGGACACCGCGTTCCCTAAGTACTACGCGCTGTTTGGCCCGACCACGACAAACGACAGCAACCCTGTAATCACGGACGAACTGTCGTTCATCCTTGGCCCAACGCCAGATGCTGAGTACACAGTCGAGCTGCACTATTACTACTACCCTGAGTCGATCACGGTTGCTGCGGATGGCCGCACTTGGTTGGGCGACAACTTCGACTCGGTGCTGTTGTACGGCACGTTGGTTGAGGCTTACACCTACATGAAAGGTGAAGCCGACATGATGGCGTTGTACAACGCCAAGTACCAAGAGGCGTTGTCGTTGGCTAAACGTCTGGGCGATGGTCTGGAGCGCAGTGATGCGTACCGTAGCGGACAGTTCCGCTCCCCTCCTTTGCCTAGAAATAACGGGGTTGCGTAATGACAATCGCTCAAGGCGCAACAAACACATTCAAGCTCGGGCTGCCCAAGGGTGCCTTCGACTTTGATACCGACACGTTCAAGATCGCGCTGTACACCGGCGCGGCTTCTATTGATTCTGAGACAGCGGCGTACACAACGACAGGTGAAGTCGTAGCCTCGGGCTACACGGCTGGTGGCGAAGTACTGACTATTTCGCAGGCCCCCACAATCGGGACTCAAGCGGCTAACGCCACGGTGTACCTGTCTTTCTCCAACGTGACGTGGACATCCTCACTGACCGCACGCGGTGCGCTGATCTACAAGTCCGGCAGTGGCGACCCAACAGTTTGCGTGCTGGACTTCGGTGCAGACAAGACCTCGACAACAACTTTCACGGTGCAGTTCCCTGCTGCCACCAATACAGCGGCCATCATCCGCATTGCATAAGGAGCAATAAATGTCCAACGAATCAGCAAAAGCTGGCGGTATCTTTACCGTCCAGTGCCACGACAAAGACGGCAACCTCAAGTGGGAAGCCAAAGAGCACAACCTCGTTGTGAACGAAGGTCTCCAGTTCATGAACGCCAAGACGTTCACAGGTTCTAGCTACACCGCTGCTTGGTACTTGGGTTTGTACGGTGCTGGTGCATCTAACACTCCTGCCGCTGGCGACACAATGGCGTCTCACGCCGGTTGGACCGAAGTCACTGACTACAGCCAATCAACTCGTCCAGCTTGTAACTTCGGCACACCAACAACCGCCGACCCATCGGTGGCCACAAACTCTGCCTCTGCTGCCACGTTCAGCATCAACGCTACGACTACTGTTGGCGGTGCGTTCTTGACTACCGACAGCACAAAGGGCGGCACTACAGGCACATTGTTCTCCGCTGCTGACTTCCAGTCTCCCGGCGACCGTTCAGTGGTGTCTGGCGACACCTTGTCTGTGACTTACACCTTCAGCCTCGACGCTGCGTAAGGATAAAACATGGCGTTCGTTCTTGCGGACCGTGTTCGGGAAACGACGACCACAACAGGCACCGGTACAGTAACGCTGGCCGGGGCTGTGACCGGCTTCCAGACCTTCTCTGCAATCGGTAACGGGAACACCACCTATTACACGATCGCAGGCGTTGGCACGTCTGAGTGGGAAGTCGGTATCGGCACCTACACAGCGTCTGGCACGGTTCTTTCTCGTGACACCGTGCTGTCGTCTAGCAATTCTGGCTCGTTGGTCAACTTTTCAGCGGGCACGAAAGATGTCTTCTGTGACTACCCCGCTGGCCGCGCTGTTGTTGGTGGCCAAGGCTACACAGAGAACGCATCTACCATTTCCATCAGCTCTACAGTGAACACCGGCCGTAATGCTTTGAGCGTAGGGCCAATCACCGTGGCGTCTGGCGTATCTGTCACCGTGCCTTCGGGCTCGCGCTGGATGGTCTTGTAATGTTCGGATGCTACGCGTTCTCGCAAGCGGCGATTTCTTCTTTGGCCGGGGCCTTTTATCAGGCTTCTGTTAGTGAGACCGCGACCGCAGCGGACAGCGTTGTAGCAGCGGCAACTTTTCCAGTCACCTTCGCTGACACAGCTACAGGCTCAGACACAACCAGCGCACGCGCTACGTTCACCCCATCGGTCTCAGAGACTGCTACGGGTACGGACACCGTTATTAGCTTGGCGAGCTTCCGCGCTGCTGTGGCGGAGGCTGCTGTTGGTGCGGACACTACGTCTGCACTGGCCACCTTTGGTGTTTCCTTTGTGGACTCGTCTGTTGGCTCAGATGTGTTCTCGGCTGCGGCAAACTTCGCTGTGCTGTTCACGGATGGTGCAACGGGTTCGGACACAACGGCCTCAACGCCCAACTACTCTGCACAGATTGCTGAGACATCGACAGCTTCCGACACATACGCAGCCAGCTTTGCATACTTGGCCTACATCTTGGAGGCGGCTACAGCTACCGACACGGACGTTGCCCAGTTGAGCTTGGATGCTGCGGTTGTTGAGGCAGCTACCGGCTCCGACGAGCTGGTTAACCCAGTGACTTTTGCGGTGAGCGTTGAGGAGTCTGCGACAGCGACCGACGAGTTTGTTGCGGTAATGGCGTTTGTGGCTCGCATCATTGAAGCCGCCACCGGTTCAGATGTAGACGCAGGTCGTCTGCTGTGGGCTGTAATCAACGACGCTCAGAACGCAGGGTGGAGAACAATCAATGACAACACAGGCACAACATGGCAAAATATCAACACCGCAGCCAACCCCGGCTGGCGTGTTGTGCCGACTCAGGAGTAAAACGTGACAACAGCCTATACCACTAACTTAGGTCTTGCGCTCCCCGTACAGGGCGAGCTGTCAGGCACATGGGGCGATGTCGTCAACGAAGAAATCACGTCTTTGGTGGACTCCGCCATTGCAGGCACGACCACAATTTCTGTAGACGCGGACATCACACTGACAGACACAGAAGGCGTAGCCAACGAGGCACGTCAGCAAATTCTTTTGTGGACAGCCACAGGCACAGTCACACGCTACATCACAGCCCCAGCACGCACAAAGACATACACTGTCGTCAACTTGAGCGCGACTCAAGCGATCGTGGTTCGTGGCGTTGGCCCGACAACAGGCGTTACATTTGCAGCAGGCGAGACAGGCGTTGTGGCTTGGAACGGAACTGACTTCACCAAGATCGCTGGCGGCGGAGCCGAGGCGGGTGGCGTGATTCAGGTCAACAAGGATGTGGCAACAGTAAGCTACACACTGCCGTCTGGCAGCAATGGTTTGTCAGTCGGCCCGATCACAATTGACAGCGGCGTGTCGATCACAGTTTCCAGCGGCCAACGCTGGATGATTCTCTAAGGAACAAAAATGCCATACCACCCAACGGCACTGCTAGTGATGGAGCACAAGGTCACAGGAATGAAGTATTTCTGTAAGACCACACAGTTCCATTGCTTGTTGTCGTACAAGGGTAGTGGCGTGTACTGGAAAAAGCACCTAAAGAAACACGGTAAAGACGTGTCAGTCGGGGTGCTTGGCATCTATTACGAAGAAGATCGCTGCCGCAATGCAGCCCTTGAGTTCTCAAGAGCGAACAACATTGTTGAGTCGGGTGAGTGGGCAAATTTGATTCATGAGAACGGCTCTGATGGCGCTCCACCAAAAGAGCTGCATCCTATGTTTGGCAAGCCAAGTCCATGCAAAGGTCATAAACGGCCTTGGGTTGGTAAGTCTGGCGCAAACAACCCGATGTGGGGGAAAATAAGCCCCATGCGCGGCGTGTCAAAACCAAAAGGTAAAGATAGCCCTTTGTTTGGAAGAAAGCGTCCAGAGGGTGGTGGTAAGCCAGCGAAAGCTGTTGTTTGCATTGAAGACAACAAAGAGTTCGCATCTGTATCCGAGGCTGCGCAATACGTCAAAGGCGGAAGCAGCACAATCAGTCGTTGTTGCCTTGGTAGATCCAAGACAGCTTACGGTAAAACATGGAAATATAAGGAAAGCGTATGACATACGGCACGGTAAATGTTGACAGCCTAGTCAGCTCGGATGGAGGGGTGATTGGGCCAAACATCACGTCACTGCGTAACCGCATCATCAATGGTGCGATGGTGATTGACCAGCGTAATGCGGGGGCGAGTGTTACGGTCGCTGCTGGCGGCTCTGTTTATACAGCAGACCGTTGGGGTACTGTTCGTGCTACAGCAGGCTCTTATGCCGTGCAGCAAAGCACCACTGCACCTTCTGGGTTTTACAACAGTTTGTATTTTTACAATAACACCGCAAACACACCTGCATCTGGCGATTACAATTTTTTCTACCAACAGGTAGAAGGCTTGAATGTTGCAGATTTAGGATGGGGTACAGCATCCGCGCAGTCTGTGACTATTTCTTTCCAAGCGCGAGCAAGTGCCACTGGTACTTATGGCGGGTCGCTAAGAAACTCAGCAGGGAATCGTTCTTACCCATTTACGTTTGTTATAAACGCAGTGGACACGTTTGAGACAAAAACTGTCACCATTGCAGGTGATACGTCTGGGACTTGGTTAAAAACAAATGGTATTGGTATCGGCTTATGCTTTGATTTAGGCTCAGGCTCCTCTTTCCGCAGCACGGCTGGTGCATGGGCAAGTGGAAATTATGTCGGGGCAACAGGTACGTCACAAAATATGACATTGACATCTGGAGCCACCTTCTACATCACAGGCGTTCAACTAGAAAAAGGCAGCACAGCAACATCGTTTGACTACCGCCCGTATGGTACTGAGTTGGCTTTGTGTCAGCGGTATCTGCCAGCGTACACTCGCGAAGGGAACGATAGCTTTGCTTGGGGGCAATGTACCTCTGCAACCGCTGGCACTTTCTTCATTCCGTGGCAGGTTACGCCACGTGTAAACCCAACAGGTGTCGTTGTTTCAAACGCAGCAAGTTTCTACGTGGTAAATGCAACGGCAGCAAACGCATTTACAGTTTCAGCAATTACGCTAGGTACTCAATCAAAGAGTAGTGGCGGTCTTAATGTTACTTATGCAAATAATGGTGGGTCCGCTGGCCAAGCAAACATTTTGCTGGCAAATGCCGCAGGCGCATATATTTACTTTACAGGATGTGAACTATGACAACACCAGTTTGGAAACTACTGCCAACCAGTTTATTGCAACCAGTACAAGTCGTATGGCGTGAATGGTCTGATGGTCGTCAAGAGTCTTGCTTGGTAACTGCTACTGAGTATTTGAAATGGCTGGAAGAAGGCAACACGCCTGAACCAGCAGATGAACAAGGAGCCGAATAATGGCGACTGCGGTTTATTGGATTCACCACCCTGAGCATACAGACATGCTCACGCAGGGGTACATTGGTGTTTCCAGTGACATTAGTCGCAGATGGGAGTCCCACAAAAACCGCACACAAAACGGTAGGTTAAAAAACGCCATCAAGTCTTACGGCTGGGACACGTTGGTTAAGAAGGTGATCTTGATTGCGGACAGGTGGTACTGCTTAATGGTTGAGGCAAAACTTCGATCTGCTGACAACATTGGGTGGAACCACGCTTCTGGCGGTGGATGTCCTCCAGATGCAACTGGAAACAAGTACAGAGCTGGTATGTCGCCATACAACAAGGGGGTTCCTTGGTCTGATGAGGTGAGGGCAAAAATATCAGCATCAAAACTTGGTACTGTGCCTTGGAATAAAGGCGGCAAAACATCTGACGAAGCCAAGGCAAAACAGAGTCTTGCAAAGATTGGTAAGACAAGCCCCAGAAAGGGTAAGACCCACTCCGAAGCGTCCATAGAAAAGATGCGTGTAGCCCATAAAGGCAAAACTTACACTGAGGCTGCAAAGACTAATATGTCAAAATCAAAAACAGGTTTAAAACAAGAAATTGTTGTATGCCCACACTGTGAAAAGGTTGGCGGTAAACAGACAATGGGTAGATGGCATTTCAACAATTGCAAACTGAAAGGAGCATAAATTGGCTTCAACTATAAATAGTACTCAAACTGACAACGGCGGCATTATCACGACTGGTGACGACTCTGGCATCTTGCAACTGCAAACCAACGAGACTACTGCGGTCACTATTGATGCGAGTCAAGTGGTGAGCTTTGCGAAAAACGTAGGTATTGGTACGAGTTCGCCGTCCGCTGTGGCGCGTGCAAGTTTTGGTAACTCGTCAGCAGGGGGTCAAAGCCTTTGGGCTGCTTACTTTGCGACTAACTCTGACTCAGCGTCAGCTGCGCCAAACTTTGGCCTGACCGTTGGCTGGAACAGATCAGGCGGCGGTGGGGAGTCAAACATCGTTTACGGCACAGGTGTTGGTTCTACTCCAGCTCTTGCATTCTCGTCATCAGATGGGACAACAGTTACAGAACGCGCCCGTATCGACCCCAGCGGTAACTTGCTGGTGGGGACTACAAGTGCAATTTCTGGCACTAATACGCTTCAAGTTGTAAACGCTGCTGGTGATTCAACTCAAATTAGAGTTCGTTCGAGCGGCGCTGTTGCTGGTAGACATTGGCGGTATGGGGCAGATAGCGGTAACACCCTTTATGTACTCAACCAAGATTCAACTGGTGTTTACATGGGCAACGGAAGCACCTCATGGTCTGGCTTGTCGGATGCGCGTAGCAAAGACATCATTGAGCCGATCACAGGCGCTGCTGAAAAAGTTGCTACTTTGCGCGCTGTTATAGGCAAGTACAAGACTGATGAAGAAGGAACTAGACGCAGCTTTTTAATCGCCCAAGATGTTCAAGCAGTTCTCCCAGAAGCTGTTAGTGTAGCCAATCAAGAAACTGGACATCTTGGCCTTTCATACACAGATGTCATCCCCTTGTTAACCGCAGCCATCCAAGAACAACAAGCCATCATCGAACAGCTCCGTTCTGACGTTGAAGCTCTGAAAGCCGCTGCGTAAATGTGGACCCAATCAGTCTTCTCCTCATGGCGCAAAGCGCAGTCGGTGCTATCCGCGCTGGCTGTCAAATGCTGTCAGAAGGGAAGGCTGAAATTGGCAAGTTCAAAAAGCAAGTCGAAGGTGGCGTAGCAGATGCAAAAGCAATCTACAACGAAGTCGTTGGAATCTGGGGCTGGCTCACAGGGTTGTTTGGGGGTAAGGTTCGCAAAGATGTTGGAGTCGTACCACAAACGCAAGCAAGTCAGCCAACAGTACCCCAACCTAGTGCGCCGAGCCGCAAAACAAAAGCAGCGCCAGAACCAGAGCTGAGCTACGAGGAGTTTCAGGCGCGAGCCGTACACGACATCTGCGAAAATTTAAAGGTCTATTTTGAGGCTGTCCGCCAGCTCAAAATTCATTGTCGGGAACTTGAAGAAGAAGCTCTCACCACCGAGAAGGTTGCCGACAGTGCTATTGACCGCATCGAGATTCAGTGGCAGATGCAACAGTTGTCAGCGCAGCTAAAGCAGGCCATGATCTACGGCACACCCGAGGAGCTTGGGTTGGGGTCAATGTACAAGGAGTTTCTCGTCAAGTACGACGAGATTCTGGAAGAGCAAGAGGTTGCCCGTGAAATCAAACGCAAGAAAGAACGAGACAGCGCATGGCGACACGAGCACCGCAAGCAAATTCTGGTGGCCAAAGTGGGCTACGTAATAGTGATCTTAGCCGCGGTCCTGTGGATGACGGCGTTGTATTCCGCTCTATGAAGGAGTTCTACTGGTGGGTGCTCATCGTTACGTTCATCTTGGTGCTGCTGGGGTTCTCAATCACAGCGGCCATCTACGCCGACCAACGAGTGCGCAAAGCCGAGATAATCCTACAACGCGCTGAGCAACTGGAAAAGAAGCGCACCGCAAAACTTGAACCTAAGAAGGACGAATAATGTTACCAATCGTTGCAGGCATCGTAGCCAACCTCATCAACAACGGGATGCACAAGGTCGCCGACCAAGTCATCGAAAAGGGCGTGGACGCCGTCCAACAGAAGCTGGGCATGGAGCTCAAGCCAGAAGGCGAAGCCACACCCGAGTACAACGCTAAGCTGCAAGAGGAAGCAAACCGCCATTCCGAGTTCATGGCTGCGCTCGACGAGAAGTCCACACAACGCGCCACGGATATGTACATGCAAGACGAGACGACAAAGAGATTCGCCCAGCACTACGCATGGTTCATCACTGTGGTGTCGTTCCTGTACTTCTTCATGGTGTCGTTCATGCCGATCGAGAACCGCAACCGCGACTTCGTGAACATCATCTTGGGCTTCCTGATTGGTACAGCGGTGAACTCGCTCATCCGATTCTTCTTTGGCTCCAGCAACAAGAGCCAAGAGGACACCGACAAGAAGCAAAAGGAAATGGCGGGTGACAAATGAAGCCCGAAAGCCCACTGCTCGTAGCGGCTGGGGTGAAGGACCCCGCCAAGTGGCTTGATGCCGTCGTTGAGACCTGCGTCGAGTTTGAGATCAACACACCCCAGCGCATTGCTGGCTTCTTGGCGCAGACTTCACACGAGTCCGGTGGCTACACCATGCTGACCGAGAACTTGAACTACCGCGCTGCCACGCTAGCGGCGTGCTGGCCAAACCGTTTTGCGGTGCTCGGTGCGGACAAGAAGCCCATCAAAGAGAACGGCAAGCTGGTCCCCACTGCGGTGGCCAACGCCATAGCAGGCAAGCCGGAGCTTATCGCCAACTTGGTTTACTCGGGTCGTATGGGCAACGGGCCAGCAGAGTCAGGTGAGGGGTGGGCGTTCCGTGGGCGCGGTTTGAAGCAGTTGACCGGCAAGGACAACTACACCCGTTGTGGCGCATCCCTCGGTGTTGACTTGGTGGCCAGCCCTGACAAGTTGCTGGAGCCTCTGTACGCTGCGCGTTCTGCTGGTTGGTTCTGGAAAACAAACAAGCTCTCCGACTACGCCGACCGAGGCGATCTTGAAGGTATGACCAAGCGCATCAATGGTGGTCTAATCGGCTATGCCGAGCGCAAGGCAAAGTATGACAAGGTGCTTGCCGCTATCAACGCTTAATGAGAAAATGCCGCCATGCCTTTAAAGAAAATCCTCTTCAAGCCCGGTATCAACCGAGAAAACACCCGCTACACGACTGAGGGCGGTTGGTACGATGGCGACAAGATTCGTTTTCGTCAAGGCACGCCGGAGAAAGTCGGTGGTTGGAACCGTATCTCGTCGGCATCTTTCTTGGGCGTGTGCCGCTCGTTGTGGAACTGGGTCACACTTGCAACCTTGAATCTGATCGGCGTCGGCACCAACCTCAAGTTCTATATTGCACAGGGCGGCGTCTACAATGACATCACACCCCTGCGCGAGACCTCCACGCTGACAAACCCTTTTGCTGCTACAGACGGCTCCACAACGATCACGGTGACGGATGTTGACCACGGGTGCTTGACTGGAGACTTCGTAACCTTCACAGGCGCTACAGGTCTTGGCGGCAACATCACAGCCAACGTGCTCAACCGAGAATACCAAGTTAATGTCGTGGACGTGGACACATACACCTTCACTGCAACGGCTACAGCAAATGTGACCGACGCCTCTGGCTCCCCCGGTGGCGGCACGGTTTACGCGCAATACCAGATCAACACAGGCCCGTCATACGCCCTACCGACTACAGGTTGGGGTTCAGGCACTTGGGGCTCAGGCCCTTGGGGTACAGGCACATCTTCGGCCAGCGCTATGCGCCTGTGGAGTCAGTACAACTTCGGTCAAAATTTGGTCTTCGGCCCTCGTGGCGGCGGCATCTATTACTGGGATGCAAGCATTGGCGTGCGCGGTCTCGCGCTTACAGTTACTGTCGCGTCCCCCGGCGTGGTTACGCTTGGTTCACCCTTGCTTGACGGCACTGCGGTGCAGCTTTCGACTACCGGTGCTTTGCCTACAGGATTGGTTCCCGGCACTACTTATTATGTGGTCAACGCCTCTGGTTCGACTTGCAACTTGGCGGCTACTTCTGGCGGTTCAGCTATCAACACCTCTGGCACGCAGTCAGGTGTGCACACGGTAATGGCTCGCGCAATCAACATTGCTGATTTGACGGGGGCGAACGAGGTTCCGATCATCCAGAACTTCCTTTTGGTGTCGGATGCCAGCCGATTTACGCTGGCGTTTGGTTGCAACCCTTTGTACGACACCGTGCAAGACCCGATGCTGATTCGCTGGTCAGACCAAGAATCCGTGACTGAATGGTCGCCAGCCATCACAAACCAAGCCGGTGACGTGCGCCTTTCGCACGGCTCTGAGATCGTCACGGCACTTCAAGTGCGTCAGGAAATTTTGGTGTGGACTGACTCTGCGCTCTACGGCTTGCAGTATCTTGGTCCTCCCTATGTGTGGGGCAGCCAGTTGCTCGGCGACAACATCTCCATCGTGAGCCAAAACGCGGTTGCTTTGGCGTCTGGCGTGACCTACTGGATGGGTATCGACAAGTTCTACAAGTACGACGGCCGTGTGCAAACGCTGCGCTGCGACTTGCGCCAGTACATCTTCAGTGACATCAACTCTTTCCAATACGACCAAGTTTATGCAGGCACCAACGAAGGCTTCAACGAGGTATGGTGGTTCTACTGCTCCGCTGGTTCAGACGCGAATGACAAATACGTGATCTACAACTACGCTGAAGATATTTGGTACTACGGCAATATGGCGCGTACTGCGTGGCTAGACACGTCGCTGCGGAACTACCCGATAGCGGCTACCTACGAACATAATATCGTGGACCATGAAAGCGGACTGAACGACAACGTGAGTGGCACTCCAGCAGCCATTGAGGCTTACATCACCTCGTCAGAGTTTGATATTGACGATGGGCACAACTTCGGTTTTGTGTGGCGCATCATCCCAGACATTACATTCCGTGGTTCAACTGCCGCCAGCCCTGCTGCGGTCATGTATCTCTACCCGTTACAGAACTCAGGCTCCGGCTACAACAACCCGACATCCGAAGGCGGCGTGAATAATGCGCCGGTTGTGCGCACATCTGTGGTCCCGATTGAACAGTTTACGGGTCAGATTTACACCCGCGTGCGCGGCCGCCAGATGGCTTTCAAGGTCAGCTCCAACCAGCTCGACACTACTTGGCAGCTTGGCTCCCCGCGTATAGACATCAAACAGGACGGCAGACGTTAAATGTCACAGCAGAACGTAACCCCACCAAACCTGCCGTTGGCTCCCAATGAGTATCAATCGCAGTACCAAGAACAGTTCAACAACATCCTGCGCCTGTTCTTTAATCAATTGACCAACCCCGGGCCTTTGGGCGGCACATCGCTGAACTTAGACCTAGCTTTTTTACCAACCGATGCCAACTTCGCAGACCTGCGTTCCGGCGACGTGTACTACGACACTTCTGGTGGCGTAGCCACTAGCTATCCCTTGCGCATCAAGGCATAATATGCTCAACCCACGTTTTATGAGGCAAAAATGAGCCTGCACACACTCGCAAAAAATATGGCCGCTCACGGTCGCGGTCCTGACACGATGCTCGTTCACATGGCCCCCAGTGAGGTGGCTGAACTGCAACAAAGAGCCGAAGCACACGGCGGCTCCCTGACCATTAACCCACACACCGGTTTGGCGGAGGCGGGGTTTCTTAAAAAAGTTGGGTTGGGGTTCGTTGAGAAACCTCTTGCAAAAATCACCAGTAGCCCGATCGGTGCTCTGGCTTTGGGCGCAGCCCTCGGCCCCGCAGGTTGGGCAGCTATGTCTTCTCTTGGTGCTGCCGCTACGGTTGGTGGTCTTGCCACCCTGTCCACAGGCAGCTTAAAGCAAGGCGTGATGTCAGGTCTCGGCGCTTATAGTGGTGCTAATTTGTACTCCGGTTTGGTGAACGCGGGGGCGCAATCTTCTACAAACGCAGCGCTAACAAACCAATCAGCCGCCGAAACAAGCCGCCTTGCCGCCACGGCAGGCGAGCAAGCAGTGGCAGACCAAACAGCGGCAGAAACGGCACGTCTTGGCCTGCAACAAGAAGTAACCGCGCAGCAGATTGCACAGCAGCAGGCGCAGCAAGAGTTGGCACAGAAAGCAGCCGACACCAGCGTTACAGCAGCGCTGAGTAGCCCGGAGCTGGCGTACCAAGGTGCGACAGACGTTGTTACTACCAAAGGCGGTTTAGACGCACTCGCCGCAAACATGCCGCAAGGTACAAGTTTGATGACAAACGCCAGCATGGCCGCAGCCCCATTCCTCGCTGAAGCCGCGCAGGAAGCCGTCCCTGAGAACAACCTTGATGAAGTCGAGACATCCCCTTCGTTCATCCGACCATACCAGTTGCAGCGAAATGTTCGTGCAGACGGCGATTTAGGCACGGAGTACGAAGAAGGCCAAGACACAAGTCAACGACGTTGGTTTGATGATGCGTGGACGGAAGGTACGCCGTATGAAGCACCCGGTCCTGAGTACAAAAAAATGGCTGACGGCGGCCCGATCCAGTTCCCTTATGGCGAGTCTGTGATTCGCATGGCTGAAGGCGGCTTAAACGAAGACGGCCGCACCAACACGTTGAACAACTTCTCTCGACGACTCATGGCCTCCGGCTTTGCGGGGAAGAACGCAATCAATCCAGCCAATAATCCGGAGAGCGCTCCCCCAAGCGACGGTATTCAAGGGGCTATGAAGTCAATTTTGAAAAATGTACCAAGAACAATCATCAATGCTGTCGGGAATAAAGCGTCTGGAGCCGAGCCCGTAACTATCCGCCCATATACGCTAGAACGCACAATGCGCACATACGACGACGGTATGGGGGCAAACTACCCTGTCGGTCGTGATAGTCAGCAACGTCGCTGGTTTGACGACACGTGGACGGCAGCGACACCATACCAAGAAGACGTAAAAAAGATGGCGGCTGGCGGTTTGGGTTCTTTGGGCGGCTACTCTGACGGCGGTCGTATGTTGAAAGGCCCCGGCGACGGTATGTCCGATAGCATCCCTGCTCAAATCGGCGGCAAACAACCCGCTCGTTTGGCTGACGGGGAGTTCGTAGTTCCTGCCGATGTGGTGTCCCATCTCGGCAATGGTTCCACAGACGCTGGCGCTAAACAGCTCTACAAAATGATGGACCGTATTCGTCAAGCGCGTACAGGCAAGAAAAAACAAGCACCGGCTGTCAAAACAGGCCGATTGCTGCCAGCATAAGGAGCCATCATGGCAGACCCACAACAAATAACGCAGTCAACCACCTCGATCCCCGACTACGCTAAGACGTATGTCGAGAAGATGCTCGGTCAGCTTGGTGCTGTGGCTGACCCCACTAAGCCCATGCCTTTGTTCCCCGGACAACGCATGGCAGACTTCAACACTTTGCAAAAAGGATCGTTGGACGCATACAAAAGCCCAGAAGCATACAACCAAGGGCTTGGCGCATTCATGTCGCCCTACTACCAAAACGTGGTGGACGTTCAAAAGCGGGAAGCTGCGCGTCAGTCTGGTATCCAAGGTACTCAACAGCAAGCTCAAGCTGCTCAGTCAGGTGCTTTCGGCGGTAGCCGCGACGCCATCATGCGTGCTGAGCGCGAGCGCAATCTTGGTCTGCAAATGGGGGATATTCAAGCTCGTGGTACGCAGGCTGCGTACGACACAGCGCTGCAACAAATGCCGCAGTTCTACAACCAGCAGTTCAATATGGGTACGCAGCAGCAACAATGGCAGCAAAAGGGCCTTGAGCAGCAGTACCAAGACTACCTGAACGAGCTGAATAACCCGTACAAGCAAATCTCCTTCCAATCGGACATCTTGCGCGGTATCCCCTTGGCTCAAGGTACACAGACTATGTATCAAGCCCCTCCTTCCGCTGTGTCGCAGATCGCAGGTTTGGGCACCGCAGCGCTTGGCGCTTACGGCATGTACAACAACATCACTGGCGGCGCAGCAAAGGCTGCCAGCGGCGGCTCGACCGAAGACATTCAAGCACGCGCTCCGGCAGGTCTGGCCGACTTGCTCATCTATAACATGGCTTAAAGGCATAGCATGATTAATGTCAACCAGATCACGGCCCAGCTGGCCAAGATGCCCGACCAAGCGTTGCAGAAATATGCCGCGATGCACAAGGCTGACCCGTATGTACTGACTCTGGCCATGGCCGAGTCGAATCGCCGCAAACAACTGCGTGCGGGGGCACAGGCTGCGCAAGCAGGCCAGCAACAGCCAAATATTGTAGATCAAGAGCTCTCCCAAATGGCTCTGCCAGAAGACAGCGGTATCGCTCAGCTCCCTGCGCAGAACATGCAGAGCATGGCAGGCGGCGGCATCATTGCGTTTGAAGAAGGTGGCGAGGTTCCTCGCTTTCAAGGCCAACAAGGCAGCGTAGTTCGTTTGCCATACGGCCAAGCCGGCCAGCAACCTCAAGGTATGTACGATATCCCCGGCATGATTACGGGCCAGCCCTTTGGGGAACAACCCGGCGACGCCGCGCTGCAAGACCGCATCGCTCGCATCGAGGCCAACCCTCGCATGTCACGTGGAGACAAGGACATGTTGATTGCGCAGGCGCGTCAGGAGTTCGGGTTGCCAAAGACAACCACGATCCCGCCAACCACACCAGTGGCCATGGGCGACAAAGCCGCAGCGAGCGCTGCCCCCGCGCAGACTTCGCCCCGCGTTGATACTGCGCCGGGTGTGGTGGACAAGGCCGTCGATCGCAAACGTCTCGAAGACGAAGCTGCGGTGGCAGGTAAGAAGCTGCCCCCAGAACCCGGCATGCCTTCGATCAACTCGTACATGCAGCAGTTTGAAGCCAATCTGCCTGCAAAGGAAGACGCGCAGACTGAAGAAGCCTTCTTGAGCAAGCGCGAAGCTCCGATGAAAGAGTTTTTCGCCAAGGCGGGCACCGCCATTGAGAAAGAAAAGAAACGCTTAGAGACCAACAAAGAGCAAGACTTCTACATGGCGCTGATTCAGGGCGGCCTCGCTGCCGCCGGCGGCACATCCCAGAACGCGTTGCAGAACATTGCCAAGGGTTTTGGCGAAGGTGCTGCTGGCTACAAAGATGCTGTGAAAGATTTCCGCAAGGCTGCACAAGAAAACAGCCGCATGGAGATGGACTTGATGAAAGCCAAGGCCGCCGACAAGAAAGGCGACATGGATGCGTACCAGAAGCACACCGAGTCGGTGGCTGAGCGCAACGCCAAGATCGACCAGCTCAAGGCTTCAGGCGTTGCTTCTTTGCTGGGCCACCAGATGTCGGCCAGCGCGTCAATCAGCGCGGCCAAGGTGAATCGTGACACCATGGGCGAGTACCGTAACGCGTCTCAAGTCGAGACCATTCGCAAAAACATTGATGCTAAGTTGGGCGACGACCCCGCTTTTAAATTCAATGCTGCTGCGCGTGCTGCGGAAGTCGAACGCCGCCTCCAACTTGAGTTGCAAAGATACCCGAATCTGGCACAATACGCGGGTCTCCCCACAACAGGCGGCGCGTCTGGCGCATCAAACCAAGGATGGGGACAAGCACAGATCGTCAAGTAACCGAGATACAACATGCCCATTTACAGCATCCAAGCCCCCAACGGTAAAACGTACCAGATTGAGGGGCCTGCTGGGGCATCTCAAGATCAGGTTATTGCCGAGGTTCTGCGCCAGAACCCTGATGCTGGACAGGTTACAACGGCTGAGTCAGGCTTTCTCCCCGCGCTGAAAGCAGGCGTTTCGGGCCTCAAGAGTTCAGGCGCTGCATTGCTAGGCCGCACAGGCATCATGGATGCCGAGCGTGCCAAAGAGGTTATGGCCGAGGAAGAGGCGTACCAGCAGCGCACTTTCAAACCCACCGAGACTTTCAGCGAAGCCCCTCTCCGTAAAACAGCCGAACTGCTTGGCGGTTCTTTGCCCTACATGGCCGCGCCACTTGCCGCTGGTGTTGCAGGTGCCGCCGCTCCTATTGCTGGTGCCGGTATTGGTGCAGCCGGTCTGGCGTCTTTGGCGCAGTTCACGGGCACCAACCTTGGCCGTCAGGTTCAAGAAGGCAAGGACCTTGAAAAGACAAATCTTGGTGCAGCCGCAGCGGCCGCTGTCCCTCAAGCCGCGCTGGACATGCTGTCGTTCAAGATGGCTCCCGGTATCCGTGGCATTTTTGCTGCTGCCGGCAAAGAAGTGCCAGAGGGCGTCGCTGCCCAGATCGCTAAGCAGGGCACGGCCAACGTGCTCAAAGACTACGGCGTTGCTACGGGCAAAGCCATGGGTGCGGAAGGTGTCACTGAGGCTGGACAGCAATTCTTGGAACGCCTGCAAGCAGGTCTGAAACTCACCGATGCACAGGCGCGAGATGAGTACTGGGACAGTTTGCTTGGAGGTGCGGTGCTCGGTGGTGCTATCGCCCCTGCCGGCCGCTACGTTGAACGCGGTCGAATCCAAACCGAGCAAGAAACTGAGGCTCGTAAAAAGCAACGCGAAGAGCGTGCGGCCGCCGCAGCCGAACAACAAAAAGCCGCAGAGGTCGAGGCTGCACGCAAGCAAACCCCTGAGTACGCGCTCGACATTGAGAAGCAGTACCTCGAAGCAGAGCAGCAACGCGCCGCTCTGAAAGCGCAGCTCAAACCAGTGACGAAAGACTCGCCCACGGCAGCCGCCGATCGTGCGTTCAACAAAGACATCACGGACAAGCTCAAGGAGGCCAGCGAGGCAATCAAGCCCTTGGCCAAAGAGTACAACACCGTTCAACCCGCGCTGGCCGCGGCTAAAGAAAAGCAGCGTCTGGCCGCTACGGCCCCTGAAGACGTGATGTTGTCCCACATTGGTGTGGACGCCCCTGCCACCACCGCTGCGCCTAAAGCCCCCGCGTCTTTCCGCATCGACGAGCTTGGCCAAGTTACAGACGAACCTGTTGCAGAAGAAAAGAACCCGGTTCAAGATTACGCCGCGCAGCAAATTCAAGCCGCCAAAGAAGCAGGTCAGTTCGATCTGGCATCTCTGTCTGACTACTTGATGGAAGACCCTGCGCTGGCTGCGCGGGTTGTGGCGGAGCGCCCCGCTGTTGAAGGCATGCCGAAAGCAGACGCCGCTGCTATGTACACCGGCTTGAAGCTGCGTTTGCAAGAGCGCGAGAAACAAGCAGCCGCCGAGTCGAAGGCTGAACTGGCCCGTCGTCAACAAGACCTCAAAGCGCAGAAGATGGGGAAGACAGTTGACCAACTGTCGCTGCTGAAAGAGTCCGAGGCGCAGGTTGAAGAACAACGTGCCACAGGCGAGACGAACTTCGACTACCTCGACCCTGTGTTTGAGAAGGCCGTGGCCGGTAAGGCACCCGTGGTGGAAGTCAGCGCTGACATCCGTCCTTCCGACAAGAACAAAGAGACCCGCGCCCGTGTCGACCAGTTGACCGCGCAGCTTGATGCCAAGGAGCAAGAGTACTACAGCGCGTTGCGCATGAACCTCGGCGAAAAGGCAACGAAAGCCTACGACGAGAGCCGCGCAGCACTGGCCGAGCTCAATAAACTCAAAGGCGAGGGCAACGTCTACGCCAGCGAGATTTTCTCAGCACGCAAGAACCAAGAGACCGCGCTCAACGACATCGAGGATTCCCTTGACCAAATCCGTTCCGGCAACGTGCTGGGCGGCGAGCGCGGCGAAGTGTCCGCGTCTACAAAACAAACCTTGCTCAATCGCGCTGACCAAGCGCGTGCCCAGTACATTACGTCCGTTTTACAGGAAGCCGCCACCCACCGCCGTGCCACAGGTGAGCAGGCACTAACTCAAGACGAAGCCCTCAAGGCCGCCATCAAAATGGACGACACCGTCAAAGAGTGGATGGACCGTGTGCAAGCAGCGCCTCGTCGTGAAGCCTTGACCGAAGTGACGACCCCCGCCCAGATGCGCGGCACAGAGATCGTTCGTGGTGCTCAGACCCGCATGGCCGACTTGCGCCCGTTGGAGAAGCGTCGTTTTGGCGCGTATCCACAGGCCGTGGCCGTCCTCAAAGAACAGCTCGACGGCATCCGCACGGACTTGAGCGCACCAGCCAAGGCGGCGGCCACCAAAGACTCCCCGCTGTTGAAGACACAGTTCACTACTTCCGAAGCCGCCAAGGTGGCCGAGGCCCGTGGTGAGAAAGCCGAGACTCTGGGCGGTGAGCTGCGCAAGCACAACGAGTACGTGCGCAACATGATGGCCAAGCTGGACAACAGCGTCATCACACCCCGAATCCAGACCGTGCTCAACCAAGCCGCTGACGTAATGGATGGTGGCAAACCCAGCCGCGCCTTGCTCAATGCCGTGGAAGAAGTGGTGGGCCGCCTGAACTCCGGCCGCAAGGTCGAGATGACAGACCTCCGCGCAATCGTTGACGCCATCCGCGCAAGCGACGAGGTAGCCCCCGGCCAGAAGTCGCTGGACTTGTTGTTTGAAGAACCCGGCCAACCAGCACGCGGCATCGACAAAGATGTCGGCTACATCCGCGCCAACGCAAAGAACTTTGCAAACGCCCCCAAGGTGTTGAAGAACGCGCTCAACAACGAAGAGATTGCACTGAAACGCTGGCGCGAAGGCCAGCAAAAGCTCGCCGAGGAAAAGGCCAAGCGTGCCGAAGAAGTGGCCAAGCTGAAAGAGAAGGCCGCAGCCGAGCGCGAGAAGACGCAGAAAGCCTACGCTGATCGCGACGCCATGTACAAGGCACAGAACGTCATGGCCGCCAAGCTGGAGGAAAAGCGCAAGCTCGATGCCGAGAAAGAGAAGACTCGTGGCCAGCGCCTGCAAGAGCAGTCCGATGCTTTCCTCGCCAACAAAGAAGTGTTCGAGCGCCAAGCCGAGCTCAAGCGTTTGCAGCAAGAGTCGCTCAAGGACGAGATGGCAGACGCTCGCGAAGAGCTGGCCACCAAAGGCACCACAGCTGAGCGCAAGAAAGAGTTGGCCCAGAAGATTCAGTCGCTTCAAGCGCAGCTTGACGTACTGGGTGAAGGCAAACCCCGCCGCAAGCAAGCCGCCGCCACGGTCAAGACCGAGCTTTCTCGTTCTAAAGACGTACCGTTCCGCAGCGCAAGCGACAAGACCTCCGGCGACACCCGCATCATGTCCGGCAAGGAAGCTAAGAAAGCCGGTAAGCTGGCCAGCGAAACCACATCCGCACAGCAGGTGCAGTTGTCAGACACTGCCAAGGAAGCTTTGGATGATGGCCGCCTGTTGGATGCGTTGGATGATGTGGCAGCTAACGGTTCTACGCCGTTCATCCGAGACAATGCGGCCGCCCTGCGCAAGCTGGTGGCGCGTACCCGCGTGTACGTTACCGACGATGTAGAAGTGGACGGCAAGCAAGTTCCTGCTGCGTTCAACTCCGAGGAGAACGCCATCCTCATCAAGCCTGATGCGCTGACCGAAGCCAACCTGTTGCACGAAGCAACCCACGCGGCCACCATCCGTGCGCTCGAAGGCCCTGAGTCAAAGCTCAACGCGGACCAAATCGCGGCCAAGCAAGAGCTGCAAAAGATGTTTGATGACCTCACTGCCGACGGTACGCTGACAGGCGAGTACGCCTCGAACAACGTCAAAGAGTTCGCATCCGAAGTGCAATCCAACGCCAACCTGCGCGACAAACTGGACAACCGTTCTATGCTGCGCAAGTTCTTCGACGCCGTGATGCGCTTGATCGGCATGAAGCCGGAAGCCACGCGCACAGAAGAAGCCCAAGCTTTGATCGAGCGCCTGTACATGCAGTCCGGCAAACTCGACACCAAGACTCTGGCGACAGGCACACCGACCTACGCCAACGATGAAATGGCGGCTGTGGGCGCTCTCACGGACAAGTTTGTGGCAAAGCAGAAGGGTGTGAAGGACCGTGTGCTTGCTGCCGCCGGCGGCTTCCTCGGTCTGGAGACTCAGTTGGTCGACCGCTTCGCTGGTTTCGAGCGCCTCTCCAAAACAATGGACGCGCTCAAGGGCAGCCAGATGATGTACTACATGCGCATGTACGACCAGCGCATGAACTTCGTGTCGCAAGCCGTGGAGAACGGTGCTTTGAAGTTGGCCGAGAAAGAGCGTGCTGACGGCCAGAAAGAGTACGTGATCGAAGCCACGCCCGGTGCCAGCATCAAAGGCGTGGTGGAGATTTTGAACGAAGCCAAGCCCATGGTGGGCAACGGCGAGGCGATCAACCGCCTGTTCACGATGTACATGTCCGGCATCCGTGCCAAGTCAAAAGGCTTCGCGTCTCTAAACTTCGGCAAGGACGTCAACCCATCCGACCTTGACGCCGCCATGAAGGCTGTGGACGGCAACGCTGAGCTGAAAGAAATCTTTGGCCGCGCTCGTGAGGAGTACAACCAGTACAACCGCGACATGATGGACTTCTTGGCCAGCACCGGCGCTATCTCCGAGCAGACCCGCAAGGACTTGGTGAAAGAGAACGACTACATCCCTTGGTATCGCGAGAACAACGGTGTTGCCGAGCTCATGATCGGCGGTGAGTCCCGCATCCGCATCGGCAGTATTGCCGAGCAGCCATATCTGCACGAGTTGGTGGGCGGCGATCGACCGATTCTGGACTTCATGACCAGCTCGGTGCAGAACACCAATATGCTGGCCGACATGGGCCTGCGCAACCTTGCCGCCAAGAACGCAATCTTTGAGCTGGTCGACATGGACATGGCCAAGATCGTCGGCGCTTCCACGGGCAACAACATCGTCAAGTTCAAGGTGGACGGCAAAGACAAGTACGCCAGCGTCGAGACAGACAGCGCCGGTATTCCCGGTGACTTGTTGGTGAAAGGCATGCAGGGCATCCCCACCCAGATGCCAGCGATCTTCCGTCTCATGTCGATTCCTTCACGCTTGCTCCGCAAGGGCGTGACCTTGAGCCCTCTGTATGCTGCCAAGCAGTTGTTCCGTGACTCGTTGGCTGCCCCGATCTTGTCCGGCGCTGACTTCAAGCCTGTGTTCGGCGCACTCAAGGAAATCAATCAGCCTTCCAAGGAGTTGTTGGAGCGTCGCGGTATCACCGGCGGTCAGGTTTTCACTGGCACATCCGAGGACTTGACCAAGATTCTGCGCGACATCACCGACGGCAAGTCCGGCTGGTTGACCGCCTTAGCCAAGGCCGAAGCTATTGGTATGGAAGCCGATGCGTTGACTCGCCGCGCCCAGTACAACAGCTACATCAATCAAGGCTTGTCCGAAATGGAGGCCACGCTCATGGCGTTGGAGTCCATGAACTTCAACAAGCGCGGTGCATCGCCTAGCATCCACATCATCGGCGCGATGATTCCGTTCTTCAACGCCCAGATTCAGGGCTTGAACGTGCTCTACAAGGCCATGACCGGCAACATGCCGTTCAACGAACGCCTGAAGATTCAGGAAAAAATGTTGATGCGCGGTGGCATGCTGGCTGCCGGTACTCTGGCCTATGCTGCCATGATGCAGGACGACGAAGCGTACAAGAACGCCACCCCCGAGCAGAAGTACGGCAACTGGTTCGTGCGCATCCCCGGTGTCACTGAACCTGTACGTATTCCTGTACCATTTGAAGTCGGCTACATCTTCAAGGCTTTGCCCGAGGCGCTGTACAACACCATGGCGGACGAGCATGGCGGCGAAGAAGCAGTCAAGGCGTTCAAGCAAATCTTGTTGCAGACCATCCCCGGCGGCACAAGCTACGGCATCCCGCAAGCACTGAAACCCGCCATCGAGGCAGGTCTCGGCAAGTCGTTCTACACAGGCCGCGACATCCTGTCCAGCGCCGAGAAGTCGTTGCTCCCCGAAGAACAGTTCCGCGTGAACACCTCGGAAGCTGCCAAGTTGGTGGGCAAAGGTCTGGGCGTGTCCCCTGTCATCTTGGAGCAACTCGTTCAGGGTTACACCGGCCCGATGGGTCTGGCGTTCTTGCAAGCAGCCAGCCTCGGTGTCCCGAAAGGCAACACACCCGAGCAAGCAACCAAGCGCCTGTCCGAGCTCCCATTGGTGGGCGGCGCGTTCCAACCCAACGACGCCGGCGGCATCATCAACGCCACGTACGATCGCTTCGAAGACTCCATGAAGGTGCAGCGCACCGTCGACAAACTCTTCCAAGAAGGCCGTCAAGCCGAGGCGAAAGAGCTGTTGCAGAAGACGGGCAACGAGTACGCAGCGGGTGAAATGGGTGACTACTTCGCCTCTCAAATGAAAGAGCTCACCCAGTACGAGCGTGCAGTACAGGCTATGGCACTCACTCCCGACGAGAAGCGTCAGCGCCTCGACGAGATCAAGAAGTTGAAGATTGCCTTAGCCGCGACAGCCCGCCAGACAGTCGACAGAACCGCACCCCGATAAGGCCGTTCTGGATGCCAAAGGTAGCTTTCATTTTGTAACGGTACGAGAGCGCGGCTGACATGCCGCGCTCTCTGATACCCACAAGGTCAAGCCCCGCTACAAAGAAGCTCTCACCCGGCTTTAGGTTGGCCAACGGATAGCGTAGAGCCATCGACAACCTCCTGCTTGCAGCTGATGTGCATCACGTTGACCCGCATGCTCGGGCCATTGGTGCGCGAGAGCATGTCCTTCTTGATGTAGTGGACCGTAAATAATTGGCCCAACTGTTCTTTGAAGTCGTCATAACCGTAGCTCATATTGACGCAGTGCTGCTTGAGCAGTTGCTCCTCAATGAAGTAGTCCACGTAGCCCGGCGTCAGCAGCTCATGCTCGACACGGCCCAACACCTTGTTACGGGTGATTGACTTGTCGACTGTCTCGCCGCTACCCCACGCCGCCAACACACGCTTCTCCTCGTTCTTCTTGATGATGACGAAGCCGCCGTAGTTGTTGCCGGTGTAGGAGTTGAGCACGTCCTCGGCTGTGCGGATGTTGCTCTTGAACTTGGCGCGTGCCTTCTCGACCAACGCTTGCAGTGCGTCCATGATGCCCTCGACAGGCATCTCGATCAGGTTGGCGTACTTCGGTCCCAGCAAGATAGCGGCAGTCACCGTGGTGGTGCAGCCAGCATGCCAGTAGCGTTCCAAGTCCGTGAACTTCATGCGCTCCTTGAGGCGCTCGTCTACCTTGTGCAGCAAACGCTTGGCAACGTCTTGGTTCTTGGTCAACCAGCGCACCCATGCCTCACCCGCAACGCCGTAGTTTTGCTTCAACCCCTTGAGGTTGCCGCGCTCCTCCGCTGTCCACTTGAGTTCTTCCGTCGGGTTCCACTCCAGCATGCGCATCAACTCGCCGTTCGAGCTGAAGGTACGCGCACCGGCCATGTAGTCCAGCAGCATCACGTTTGAGGTCATCGTGCCCGTGGCTGCCCACGTGCTGTTGTTGATGCGCTCTTTGTTGGAGCCCGACTCCATACGCTCCTTGCCCTGACCCTCGGCGTAGTCGAAGATGAAGGTAGGTGCCCACTCCATGTCCGCACGGCTGCGGCTGGTGATCTCGTCGATGAGCAAAGGCATGCTGTTCAACAAGCCAGCGCGTTGTTGCATCGCCACAGGTGACGTGCTCTTGCCGGTACGGTAGCGCACTGGGTGACCCCATACGCCAGCCTTGGCGCTGAGCGTCAAAGACTTACCGGTTCCTGACTGGCGTGAGCCGATGTGCCACATGAAGCCTTCGTACTCGGTGAACTTCATGAGGGAAGAGCCAAATGCGTCTGCGCAGAACGCAAGCATGGTGTGCATTTTTTTGGCTTTGAAAACCTCCCAAACCCGTGCCCACTCCGTGACCGTTCCCTTGCTGTTGGTGTTGCGGTTGATGTTCTCCAACCCCGGCATGGGGATGCGAGTCTCGCGCCCGTCCTTGGTGAACACGCGGTTGTTGTAAACAAACGACATGTCTTCCTGCCAGCCGCACTGGAACGGAACCACGATGGCTTTCTTCTCCATGGACGCTTGCTCCACGCAAGCCAGCACGTAGTCATACAGGTTCTTCTGGTGCATGCCACCGGCCACGATGTTCTGGCTGGCCAACCACTTGAGCGTCTCGTCCTTGCTCACGATGGAGCGTTGAGGGAAGTTCAAAGTAATCACGCCTTCGGGTCGTACTGCGGCCATGTGCACCAAGTGGTCGGCTTCCTGCTTGAGCAGGTCAACGACAAACAAGTCGTAGCCAAGAATCTGAACCTCTTTGGTAATGGTTTTACCCTCGGCATCTTGGTCGGACACGGTCTTGTAGACCCCGCCGTTTCGGCCGTAGCTGTACCCGCGTGGTGGCGCTGGGCGTGTGATCGTTGGCGCTGTGTCCTTGACGTCAACGTCCTCGAAGTCCTCATCGAACTCGTGCTCGAAGTCTTCGTCCTCCGCGCTCAACTCGAAGTCCACGGTCTTAGGCGCGGGTGGGGGAGCCAGTGGGATTTGCTTCTCGGTGTTGTCTTTGAGAATCTCGCGGCCGAGCACCAACGGGTTGGTGATCTTGTTGAAGTGGGGGCACTTCGTGCAGATGCCGGGGTTCTCGCTGTCCATCTTGGCGCAAGCGTATGGGCCTTTGATCTCGCCGAGCTTCTGGTGCATGCGCTCTGGTGGGTATGGGTGCATGGCGCTGAGTTCAACAGCATGCTCCATACCGTCTTCGCACTTCTGGGTCCACGAGAGAATCCCGCGCCAAATTGGTTCCTTGCCGTCGTCCTGTGCCGTTGCGATGTAGTCGTCGATCTGGCCACAGCCCCGCTCGCGGATGTTTTTGAACAACGTGATGCTGTTCTCCATGAGTTTGACTTGGGCAGCGTTCGGGTCACGCTTGGGGCGCACGCCCTCGATCTGCTCAGCAACAGGTTTGGGGGTGAAGATTTCCTCGACATGCTCATACACAACACGGGAGAAGTCAGCGAAGTCAAACAGCGAGCCTTCCTGCACTATGCGCACAGGGCGCGGCGTCGTGTACTTCTTCTTGTAGTTGGTTGTGCCGGGCACTCGGAGAATACGGGCAGCATCCGCTGTCACCGTCATGTCGATGTCGAAGTTGTTCTGCTTGCACAGACGCTTGAAGTTCTCAGCAACAGGTTTCCAAATAGCCACAGGGATGTCTTCGCGCAGGGGCCAGTAGGCATGCAATCCGCCACCCGAGTCCACCACCAAAGGGTCGCCCAACTCAGTCAGCCCTGTCTCGTGTAAGAAGTCTGTCAGCGCAGAGGCCGCAGCTTTCTTTGAGGCATAGCCGTCCATGTCGATGAAGAACGATCGCACGTACTGAGCTTGTTCTGCGCCGCGCTTCTCGTCGAAGGTGGCCACGGCAAAGTACACGTCGCACTTGGTTGCATGCCACGCATCTATCTTGGGGATGAGCGCGTCGATTGTCTCGGCATAAAAATGCTCTTTTCGTTTTGTGAGTTCCACCGCACAGTACTGGCCTAAACCAGAAGACGGTAAAACCACCGCTAAAAACTCAGCGGGTGTCATAGCTATCCTTGGTTTAGTTTTCTTCTTCGGCGTGCGCTACGCCAGCGGCAAAGCCTTCTTCGAATCCGCGCTCGTAAGCCGTTTCTTCTACCCAGTCAGTGTCTGGGTTATCAAGGGCTCTGGCCAAGCGTGTGCACAGCTCCTCGACCCACTCTTTAGGCAACATCTCGTTGCCCATCAAATAGACTTGGCGCAGGACTTCTTCGTCGGTCAGGTTGGCAGGTCGAATTGCTTGCATACTTTTCTCCACGCATCATCCGCTGTTGATGATGACTTCAATATTGTGAGGAGCACCTCGACGATGGGTCGATATGCCACGAAGACTTCGCCGCCAGCAAACCAGTTGTAGACGGACTGACGCGATGCACCCGTTGCCTTGGCAATCTTGGTTACTGGGAAGTCTAGATGCACAGCCCAGCGCCCGAGCTGGTTGCCCAGCGTCTTTGGCGCGTGTTTGACTGTGTCGATGATTTGTTGTGAGTAGGCCATAGTATTAGGTGGCCCCCGCGCTGGGTCTGTAGCTCCAAGTTAATGGAAAGCGCAGGGGCCGAACTCCTTATTCGTCCCAGTCATCCACCATAGAAGCCAGATCAGGCTTCTGGGTTGGCACGGCGCTTGGCTTCTTTTCTTCCTTGCGCACCACTGGCTCGTCGTCAGCATCGGCTGCTGGTGCGGCGGCTTTCGTAGCCTTGGCCTTAGCTTTCGGTGCGGGAGCTGGTGGCTCGTCGTCCTCGGCTTGTGGTGCAGGAGTGGCTTTGGTTGGGCGCTTGCCTTCGATCGGTTCAGACACCTTGGCCACGTTGTCCATCTTGGCGACCGTCATGGTGACGGCTTGCTTGGCCTCAACGGATGCGCCCTTCTCTGTGCACACTGGGTACTCGTCGTCGGTCAGGTAGCGCATGGTCTTGAAGAACAGCTTGGGTGACTCGGACTTGGTGTCGAAGCGCATACGGGTCACGACTTCGGTGGGGTCGATGTTCTGTGCCACCAACCAGCGAGCGTAGGCTTGCAGTGGGCGGTTGTCGCCTTCCTCTTTTCCAAAAATGCTAGTCGCAGGTAAGGTGAGTTGTAAAACGTCTCCCTCCATGTCGTTGGCCAAGACCACAGCGAGACGTTGTTGGTAGCGGCATGCGCGGCTATTACCGTTGCCTGAACCAGCGATGTTTTGTGGGCACTCGGCGCAGGTCGTGGCTTGAGGTGTCTCGACTTCTGACGCTGGCTTGTCGCCGTCTTGTGACCAGCACTCTGGTGCAACAACTTTGTCGGCTTCGTACTTGGCCATGTAGAACACGCGGCTGACTTTAGGGGCTGAGTTCACAACCACCACGTCGAGGTAACGCTCTTCGATAGCGGCGACTTCCTTGCCACCAGCCACCAGACGGAACACGCCGCCCTTGATTGAGATGCGCTTGCCACCACCACCTGCGCCACCGGCGAGGGCTTTAGCTACTGCGGACAATTCGCCGCGTGCCTTGACGAAGGCGGGTACGGCTGCGGGGTTAAATACTGCTACGTTGCTCATGCTTGTTCTCCTGTGATGTAAGCGTGGAATTTGACGGCGTTGGCGAGGAGCTGGTCCACGGTCAACATACCGCCGTTGATTTTGTGATGTTGAAGCGCGTACTCGACTGCCGAGCGGCGGTTCCAGTCTTGGTCAATTACGGGCGCTGCAATGTTCACGAGCGGCGATGTCTCGACAGGTGTGTCGACAACGGCTTCTGGCGCTGTTTGTTTCTTTGTCATTTGGTTGGTTTCCTTACTGATACGTTGTACTCGGTCATCGAGTTCAAGCCGGGGGGTACGAGGCCGGGGTTTTCTTCCAAGAAAGTTCGCATGTTGGTCTGCGCAATGCGCTTCTCCAACAGGTCCACGGCATCGTGTTCCTTGACGAACTCTTTGAACGAATCCCAGTCTTGTGTGTTGTAGCGTGTCGAGGTCGACAGCACTACGGTTCCTTGGTCTGTGCGAACAGACGACACGCCCAGCTTCAACATCTGGTCCTTGAGCGCGATCTTCACAGTGTCTTGTTGGGCTTTGATCGCCTCGACTTGTGTCTCGTACTCACGGGTCAGCTCTTGAATCCGTGCGGCCATCTTGCGATAGACCTTGGCAAGTTTGTCCATGGGTACGGACGCTTGCTCAACGGTTTCTTGAGGGGAAGTTTCCCCCTCGTCATCTAGATCGTAGCTCATTGGCTTCTCCTTGTAGTTGTCTAGTGTTTGACAATGGTACACGAACTTTTTGTCGTGCACCACAACTTTCGCGAAATATTTTTAGCCCTCCATTTCTTGTGCAAACATGTCAGTGAGAAGTACGCTGTCGTTGACTTTCGTACTCATCGCCTTAAATAACTTTTTCTCAATAGGGCTCGATTCAATATGCACTACGGTTACTTTGTCGGAGTCCTGCCCCTTGCGGTCTGCTCGCGCAATACATTGAACGTACTGCTCGACGCTCATCAACGGACCGAAGAACACCACTGTGTCAGCTGCCGTTAAGGTAATGCCGTGCGCAGTAGCTTGAGGCTGCATGACCAACACGCGAATGTTGTCGGTAGTCTGGAAGTCGTTGATGATCTGACCGCGCTTGCTGGCGCTCACGTCACCGTGAATCTGCCCCACGCCGTAGCCGTGCTTAGTCAGGTAGGTCACGATGGTGTCGATGCTTGAGCGGAACAGCGCGAAGATGATGACCTTGCGCTCTGTCTCCTCCAACACTTCGTTGAGCACGTTCAAGCGTGGAGCCGCATCGAACTCAACAATTTCCTTGTCATCGGTGTACGCCGCACCGCAAGAGATTTGCAACAGCTTGTTCACCGCAACACCCGCGTTCACCGCGCTGATCGTCTCACCCGCCGTGCGCACCAACATCTGCTCCTTGAGCATCTTGTAATACTTCAACTGCTGGGGTGTCATGGGCACCTCACGCGTCACCGTGATGACTGGCGGCAAGTCGAGACACTGCGCCTTGGAGAAACGAATCGCTGGTTGAAGCGCTTCGAATACTTTGTCGCGTGCATCGGGCTTAGCGGCCCACTTGAACATCGTGATCTTGTTCATCACCTTGTCGCGCCATGCAGTCTGAAACTTTGGCACACCAGTGGGGTTCACCAAGCGAGCCAAGCCATACGCATCCACAGGTGACTGCGAAGCAGGTGTACCCGTCATCATCCACAGGTACGTCTCAGGCTTGACGATTGACGACAACGCTTTCCAACGACGGGTCGATGGGTTCTTGTATGCGTTTGCTTCGTCAACGATCACTAAGTCGAACTTACCGTTGGCATTGATTTCTTCGGCGATCAAGTTGAGGCCATCGTAGTTGGCGATGACGATCTCGTAGTTCTGCTGAATCATTTCAATGCGCCGAGTTGACTGCGCATGGTGGGCCACCACTGCTGAGCGATGGATGATGCTGCTACCGATGTCCCCCATCCACGCGCTGTGCATGATTGAGAGTGGGCAGAGAATCAACACACGACGAACTTCGCCGCGCTTCATCAAGTAGTCAGCGGCCCACAGTGCAGAGAGTGTCTTGCCTGTGCCGGGGTCGTTGAAACAAAACGCACGGCGGTGCGCCGTGAGGAAAGCCGCAGTCTCCACTTGATGCGCCATTGGTTTGTAGCGGCCCGGCCAGTCGTAGCGTCGGGTGATTGGCATAGGGACATTCTTAACGCCGAGGTTCTTCAACACACGACACTCATCAAGGCCCCAGTAGACGGCGACTTCATAGACGCCGTTCTTCTCCGACACAACTTTGTGCTTCGGGATGATGCTGTACTTCTGTGGGTTGCGTGTGCGTAACAGCAACGCCTTGTCTTCAATGATTTCCACTACCTTCTCCTGTTATTCATTCTGGTTTTCTACACACGTACTTCGCTCGGTCCGTTAGGTAGTGTTGTTCAAGGTGGCCTAACTGTTTGAGCCGCTTGTATGCGTTGACAAAGAAGTCGTCGTTATCAATCGTTTCTAGGTCTACCCATTCATTTCCAAAACGTGTTACCCAGAGATTGATAAGCGTATCAACAGAGATATTGAAAACATCTTTCTGTAAGTCGACCATCGTGAGATAGCTCTCTGTGTGGCCGTACTTGTTGATGCTTGCTATCTCTGCGCCACCATCTCGAATGGTGATCGTTGCGCTTTGGTTTGTGAAACTAGAGCCAGTGATGTTTGCGTGCATGTTGGCGGGTGGCCCCGCCGTGTTGGTTATTGCATAAGGGTGCGCTATTGCCATGTCACTTCCCCTTGATGGTGTGGTCGGAGTTGCGTGCGTATGAGCGGTTGGCTTTCGCAGCTTTCACCGTGAGGTTGGAGCGCGTCGTAGTGCCACCCTTAGACAGCGGCTTCTTGTGGTCAACGTCTTTGCCGTCACCCTTGTGCACTTTGCCTTCGCGCTCCATGATGGCGCGGGCTTGGTTGCGGGCAGCGCGTTTCTTTTTGACCTCGGGCTTCTGGTCATACGCTGGGTATGGGATACGGTCTTCTTTGTTCTTGTAGGGCATAGTGGTTCCTTAGTGTTTCTTGTTGAACTCGCATGTCTTCACAGGGCACCAGCCGCACAGTGGCGTTTGGTTTGGATTCCATACGTTGTTGGTAAAGCTGGCTTCGAGTCGAGCGGTACGCTCGCGGTATTTCCACCAGATTGCATCGGCTTGCTCGCGCATCATCTGCATACGAACCATATCATTCTTGACCAAAAACAGCAACGCTGAGTTGACCTTGCGGATGTGCGGGAAGTAGATGAAGACCATGATCGACATAAGCATCAACTGCTCGCGGTCGGGGTACTTGTTGTTGCCTGTCTTGTAGTCCACCACCCACGCTGTCAGGTTGTCGTCGTCGATGATGAGCAAGTCGGCAATGCCTCGAACCCATACGTCTTTCGCTTTCCAGTCAGTAGGCTTCAAGTCAGTAGTCAGCGCCATCTCAAACTCGGGGAGCTTGCGGCCGGGCTTGTCCATCAACTTGTCCACCACGTCTTTGAATTGCAGGTGCTCGGGTGGGATTGGTTTGCCGTCACGCACATATAACTCCAAGCTCTCGTGAACCTGTGTGCCGTAGCGTGTTGCCTCAGTCTCGGTGAACGGGTAGTTCTTCAAGACCTTGACTTCGTGATAGCGCCGAGCGCAGCCCTCAAAATCTTTGAGGGAGGAATGTGACCAAGCGATTTGTTTTTTCATGGGTAGTGGTGGTTTATTTGTTGGAACATTGAGAAAGCCATTTCGATTACCGAGTATTTAAGGGTCTGCATGAGCGCGTAGCCAACGCCGTCCGGAGTGCAAAGCATGAACTGCCGCCCGTTTCTGTCACGTACCAAACTAAACCCCCGCAGCTCCATCAAGTCGAGCATCGCTTGCTCGTCAGAGTTTTGCGGAGTTAACTGCATCGCACAAACGATTTGCAAAGGCTGTAACGAAACGCTCGTTGTCCCACAGGTCGTGGCCCATGTCGTACAGGATGACGTGCGTCAGCTCGTGCCAGAACGTGTCGTCAACTTCCGCTGGCTCGAACGCGTTGCCATGATCGTCAAACACCGCGATGTCGATGCGCTTCTCGTCGAAGTATGTGCGGCCATAGGATGCAGGGTCTTGCACAGTCTGTGGTCGGTTGATTGTGTAGGTGTGTTTGCCTACGGTGATTTGCTTTGGTATCTTCATGATGCTTCTCCTACTTGTTTTAGTAACCTCTTAACGTCGCGCTCTAGTTGCTTGAAGGCATACCTATCGCTTGGCGTTATGCTGAACATGATGTACTTGCCGCTGGGGTGGGTGACTCGGCCGTGCGCATTACGCGAATACACCCAGCCTTGTTTCACCAACTTACCAACAACACGGTCCATGTCCTTGCAATGCGCGAACTTGAACATCGTGACCTCCGTTAGTTTTTAGCTAACCCATACCGAACATGATGACCACCATCCGCATCAAGCGGAATACCGGGCATGTACTTCGGCTCCATAGTCATCTGCGCCAAGACCCAAGTCTTAGCGTCAGCTGCTTCTTCTGCTGGTGCAACAGCAATCAATTCGTCATGCACTGTGCCCTTCACAGGGTAGCGTTTCTCAACGCGTAGCATGCCGTCAGTCATCACGATACGCGCAACACCTTGCACGATGTTGTTGGTAATCTTACCTGCGTAGAGCTTCGTAGGCGTAACGCCTTCTTCGCCGTAGACCCACTCTTTTTCTTTCAGAGTTCTGATCGTACCATCGGCCAGCTTCTCGGTCTTGTTGACTTGACGGAGATTAGGATACCGCAAACTCATGCCGTTTGGCAAGACGATTTCTTCCTTCTTGAACGTAATGCACTTGTAAGTATGCTCGTGCCCATCGTGCAGTGCGCTCACCATCAACGAGGAACACATTTCCCAGAAGCCAACCACGGGGTACGCTGTGCTGCGGTAGATGTCGATGATCTTCTTAGCCGCCACACAATGCGTGAGAAGTTCTTCCTCGGTGCAGGTGTGGGGAATCTCAGCCATCTTTTCTAGGTTGTCTTTGTAGTCGATGAACGCTTGAACGTATGTCGCGTTGACTCCAAGTTTCTTCGCAAACGATTTGTCATAGCGTTGCGGTGGCGCACCGAGGAATCCGACCAGTAGTTGTGCTGCGAAAGACGCCCACCCGAGGCCGTAACCGCAGTTGTGCACAACCATCGGACCCTCACTGGTGAGAATCGTGTAGCTATTTCTTGGCCCCGCGTAGGCAATGTCGTAAGTCTGCATTTTCTTTTTCAAGCTCATGAACTCTTCGCTTGAGGGCTTCGACGTCACGTGCTTTGATCTTGCGTTTGTTCGACATGTTGACGCTTCTTGCAACGAAGCGTAGGTTCTTTGGTTGGTACCCTTTGTCGTTGTTGATGCGGTCGAGTTGGTACTCTGGAATATCCCAGCCATCCAACCTAACAAGGTAGCGCAAGAACTCAACGCGATTGCTGACCCATTTCGGATGCACCGTGATGCCTCGACCACCATAGTCTTGGTAAACGGCGTTGCTTGGGTTTGTGCATCGGCTAATGATGGAGCTGATTCTGTTAAGTAAACGCTCTCTGTGCGCAGCGTCTGGGCACACTGATTCAAACCCTTGCTGAGCCAGTCGCGTAGCCGTGGACTTCTTCTTGGCGCAGTCGTTGCATCTTGTTGTCCGTCCTGCACGGAGGTTAGCTCTTTCAACCAAGCCTTCCCATCCGCACGAGCACCGCATGCGGGGCTGATAAGCGAACCGACCTTTCCACTCGGGTCCATGAGGGCGGCGTTCCCAGCCGATGCAAGTGAGTTCCCCAATGACAGCGCCGACTGCAAAAGGGAGAGGCTTGCTAGGGCCTCTGACCACTCCGCCCATCCATGTTCCGTCAGAATTTCGTGGTCCGCAGTTGCAGCCACTCCCAGTGCCCACAGCACTTCCTTCTCGCCTTGCGGCACTACCCCTTGATGACATACCCATTCCTCTCCGTCCCAGACCATATCCGTAGCCTGCACCCCAATGATAGGCAACCAGCCACGATCTGTCAACACCAACGTGTCCGCACCGAAGCAACCAAGTAACGCGCTTTTCGCAGACTGCCGCAGGTCTGGATGAGAGTCTTTGGTGAGTCCGGGTATGTTAAACATCTGCGCTCCAAATGCGGCGTAAGGGTCACCACCAGAGCGGAAGATGTCAAGCATGTCTTCGTAATCCGCAAGCCACGCGAGTACTCGCGGTTCAATTTGTGAGAGGTCTCCGACGACGAGTTCGTAGCCCTCGGGAGCCATAATTGCTTTGCGTAAGAACGAACCTCGCTTGAGGTTTTGCATGTTGATCGCGCTTCCCTTGCTCGCAGTCCACCGACCAGATAACGCGCCGTAGTACGAGAGCGGCACAGGGAGAGCGCCTCGTCGTGAGATGTCGAGAAAGCGTTGAGCTCGTGTTCGCTCAGTCGTAGACTTAACTTTAAGGCGTGCCTCGCAGAGAAGTGATACGTCTTCGTTAGCTCCGTTGAGCAGTTGTTGAAACAGCGCATCGTTTTTTGCAAGCGCAAGAGTTTGCTTACCAGTGGTTTTACTTTTCTTATAAGGCGCAGGTGTGCCAAGAGATTCAAGTACTTTCGCGAACTGTATGTTCGACGCGAGCGCAGCTTCTTCCACGCCGAGCTTCTCAAGTAAGGCTTCACGTTTTGTGCGTTCGTCATAGAGCGCGTCCTCCAACATTGGCCCGTCAAGTACGAGCAGGGGTTCGGTGTACATCTTCAGCGTCATGTTGATGAGCTGAAGTTCTTTGCTTGGGTACTTGCCTCTCAGCGTGTCGGTCGTCGGTTCGTAACCAATGTAGAGCTTGCCGAAGATTTGCTCGCAAAGAAATACGTCGTGTTGACAGTAAGCTGCGAGTTCTTTCTCCATCTGCGGATTGAGTTCCTCGACGCCATCGGTGGAGTACACGGCCTTGCCTTTCGCTGGTAGCCCGAAGACTTCCGCGAGCTTGGCAAGGGAATTTCCGACTTCGACACCGCGAAGAGCGCGAGCCATGCTAAGACTGTCAAGAATGAAACAAGGTCGGACACCGTAGACCCACGATAGGATGGAGACGTCAAACTGAGCGTTGTGTGCAAGCACAGCAGTAGTGGACCAGTCAAAGGTAGAAAAAATTCGCGGTAGCTCTTCATGGGTGTACCACTGGATGTTGCCGTCACTGCCGTAGACGTGCACGCATGCGCCGAACGCTTTGAATCTTGGGTCACGAACATACTCCTCGGTTGTCATCTTGGACAGCGTGTACTCGCGGCTGTCCCAACGCGTTTCGAAATCAATCGTTACGATCTGTTTAAATGGTGCGCTCATTCTGTATCTCCGTGTGAGAGCAACGCACGCTTGCATCGCTCGATAAGCCACAGCGCAGTGCCGCCGTCAGCGTAGGTTGATGAAAAATATTCTTCACCATCGGCTGTGTACCCGACAATGACAAACCCCTCGAACTTACCTTTGAGGTTTTCAAGAATGATGTCGGGTGTCAGGTCAAGTTTGGTTATGCCTGTGAAGGGGATTACTTTCGCAGTCAATTCATCATCTCCTTGGGTGGTGCATCGACCGTGTTTAAATCCATCAGCGCCATGCCGAGCTTCGACACGAGTACGCCTGCTTCCAGTTCTGTGCAGTTGATTGTCATAAGCTCAGCCTTGTCGTCTCCGTCGCGGCCAGCGATCAACACAGCGCGGTAGTCATCGTGCAGGTAGCACTCGATGATGCCCTTCACAACCACACGCAGGTGGTCACGCTGTTGTTGGCTTAGCTGGTCGATCTTCGCCATGAATTCCAGCGCCTCTTTCGTCTCGCCTATCGTTCGTCTTTCTTGCATAGCAACTCCTCTAGTTCGTTTAAATTGTCTTCGTTTACCACGATGGTCGTGCCGCCGCTCTCACGGATGCGGCGCATGTTGTCTTCTTGCAAGGCTGTCGTCTTGCCCTTGCCTGCCTTCGCTTCGATGCCGATGAAGTGACCCTCATGACACGCCAAGAAGTCAGGAACGCCGCTGCTCCCATAGCCCGTACCAATCGGCATAGCGTAGTATGTCCGTGTGGTGTCCAGAATTTTTCTGATCTGCTTTTTCACACGACTCTCTGGAGTTGACGCCATTTCTTGTTTCCTTTATAAAAGTGAGGGGGCTAGTAGATTTGCTGAGCAAACTTCTGCACATAACTAGGCAAACCAGTACCCCAGAACTTGCTGTTCTCTTCGTCGCAGTACTTGTCGAGGTCTTCCCCCTTGAGGTACTTAGGCTCGCCGTCAAGAACCATCACGTCCTTGGTGCGCAGTACAGCGTAGCGGTCTTTGCTTTGCGACAGCTTGTCGCGTTCGTCACGAAAATACCTCGCTTGTGCAATGTACTCGTCGCGCTCCACCGCCAACACCTCTATGCGCTCTTTGAGTTTCTGATTCTCTTGTTGCAACGTCATGCGCCTACGCTCATGCGGTTTGGTTTTCCAATCGGGTTTTGTCATGATCTGCTCCTGTTAGTTATAAGGGTGAGGGGGCTAGTAGATTACGCACCCCCTCGTTGCGTTGAGAGCGGATGGTGTAGGGACAATCCTGTTTGGCCGAGGCCCACACCACCAACAAAATGTGTTCGCATCTACAAGGCTTGCACACGTTGCTTCATGAATTACCTCAGCCTGTCAGTTCCTTTAATTTCTGCATGTAGTGTTCGAGCTTGCCAATGTCGTACTCATCCTTCTTACCTTGGCGCAGTGAGTACTTGATGATGTTGCCCTTCAAGTACCCGATAAATTCTTCACGCGTAAGCACGTGCTCCATGATTACCCACGGCTGTACTGCCATGTCTTTGTAGTGGCTACCGCCAACTTGTCTGTCGTCTGCTTTCATGCGATCTCCTTTGGTTTGATGCGTCGTAGTTTCTTGGTGCGGTGAATCTCGGCAACGATGTCCATCGCCATCTCCATGTCGCGCACAGTTGTTTGATCTAGCTGTGCGTCATGAATCTCCATGACAAGGTTCATAGCGACTAACTCCTGCGCCTTGAGGATGAAGCGCCCCGACGCAACGCCACGTGAACCTACGTCAAACAGAGCGTCTTGCCCTGCCTCAATTTCTTCCTGCCAATCAGCGCCCAGCTCGGGCCGAAGGCGTGCGTATGCTTCGCACATGTTGAACGCGCCAATCAGAATATCCACATCATCTTTGGTCGCGTCACCTCTTCGCAATGTGTCCATCGCGGCGTGGTTCCTAATGCGAAGGTCTGTGCCTACTGAGATAGAGCTGAACGGTTTGAGTCCCGCCAACACCCAGTTCACGGCGTCAATCCGAACGCCCTTTGGTTTATACCTAGACTGCTTACGCACACACTTCTCCTTCGAACTTGTTGCTTTTTCTAATGTTGACTTCTGCAAGGCACACGCGAAGGTTTTGAAAAACATGCAGCCCGCAAACAGTACGCCCCTTCAAAGGAACTATGTGGTCCACGTGCACCTTAAACCCCGCAGAACGAAACTCCTGCGCCAACTCGTACACACTACGAACCGCTTCCGCGTCGAACCACGGCGGTACTGCTTTCAAAAGCGTTGCTCTGTTAGCGTTGCGTCGCAGAAGATTCTTTACAGGGTTGTCCGCAATATACGCCAGCACGCGTGCTCTCGCCTTGTTGGGGTCTGCCCAGTACTTGCTTTGCGCCCGAGCTCTGGCCGAAGCCAAGACCTTGTCTTTGTTCTTCGCAACATACTGGAGCTGTGTCTGTGCGATCTGCGGTTTATTTTCCGCGTAATACTTCGCGCTGTGCGGCTTCCAACAGGTCTTGCACCAAGGGTGCCGCCCGTCTTTCTTGCTTTTATCCTTATAGAACTTTGTCGGTTCTTGTTCCGTGTTGCAACACGTGCAGATTTTTTTCATGACGATGCTCTCGTGCTTTTTGTTTGTCTGTGAAATATACATCGCACACCTTACAGTAAATCAACATACCGCTTGATGTGCGATGCCCACCGTGAGCACGCTCAACGGTGTAGTTAGTCCTCACTAACTCAAACATCATTCCGTAACGTGTTTGGGAGTGCAGGTGTGGATGTGCGGCTCGTTTGGTTTAAGCCAGAACTCTTTGCCGCAGTCGGTACAGACAACCTTCTCGCGCTGGTTCTTCCAGATGTTGTCATAGTTGTTGCTGTATGCGTTGTGGTCTGTTGGGCGCATGGCCCCGCCCTTACCTGCTTCGTGGTACTTAGTCACGATGAAACTCCTTTACGTAGATTGCGAATGATGCGGCGGTGTCGCCGAACACTTTCATGTTCTCGATTGATTGCGCGATGGCTATGACAGCGGCGTTCCAGCCTGTGTCGAAACTTGTCTGCGCTACCTCGGCGAGTACCTGTTTGATTTCGTCTTTATCGACCATCACTTAACTCCTTTTGGCATACCTGCCTTTTGATACACAAAGAAATCTGTGGGTGCCAGCTTGACCTGCTTAGCAACCTTCTCACCATTCGAACTAAGAAAGTCGGGGTGATATGTTTTTATGTAGTCGGGGTGGAAGGCATTGATGATAGTGGGGAACGCCTCGGGATTCAAGACGCTACACCCCTTGTCGTGGTCGAAGGTTGTCAGGTTCATAGTGGGCTCTCCGGTAGTTGTTGACGTTGTTGTTTCTGATACTCCTTGATCTGTTGTGGAGTCCAAGGTATCGGTGGGTGTGGTGGGAAGGGCCATGTCACGCTTCGCCTCTTGCTCGGATTGCTTCTGCACACTCCATAGAGGCAACATCCCACATAGACACATCGCTGTTAGCAACATGAGGAGGCGCTGGCAAATCGTCGCACAACTTTGCACACGCCTCACGCTCATAAGCTACACCCATATCGAAGGCGTTACACATAGCGGTCACAGTGTTCTCGTTCACGCCTACGCTACGCAGGACTTGCACCATATCTTCTTTAGTCATTCGTCTTCTCCTTCATATTGTTTTTGCAAGTATTCCCACACCTGTTCAGCATGGTCGATGTGCCATTCGAGTGCGGCTACGCTTTCGCCCGATGAGACTGTGGCTAGTAGCCACGCTGTTACAAAGTCTTTCTTAGTCATTTTGAAACTCCATCCAGTAAATAAAACCAATCAGGACTACCCAAGTAACTCCTGCACCAAGCGCCATGAGCAGCGCCATGAGTAGTACGTTCTCGATCATGTTTGTTCCTTACTCACGAGGCTGATACGCATGAACAGAGCCCAACCAAACAACCCAGTACTGATAGCGTAGAACATGCGGTCGTCTCTACTCCACATGAACGGGTCGAAGTCAGCGCCCACGATTGCCATGAACGGGTACAACACCAGCGCCGCCACGATGAATGGTACGACGCACACAACGATTGCTCTAAGTTCTTTCATGTGTTCACTCCTAAGTTTTTTGCTGCCCATTGCTGGAACATCTCGTCTGTCTGTTTGATCTTGCTAGGGTTCTTCGGCGGTGGCGGCACACGCTTCTTAGCCACGGGCTTGGGTTTCTCCGCTGGCTTGCTAGGCCATGGTGCGTTGGGTGCGAGGATGGTCTTATATGTCATGTTGTTCTCCAAAGGTAAACCGCAACTACAACCCACATAGCAACAGCAACCCAGAAGAACACCTTGTCTTGCCAGCGTTGCTCGGGTGGGAACCACCACTGCGCGTTCTCGATGTCGTTAGGGAACGCTTCCTTTGTGGTGCGTGGGTAGCACCGTGTCGTGGGCCATCCGTATTTCTTGTCGTGCATATCAGCCTCCAAAGATTGTCTTGAGTAAATCATACAGAGCGCGTGCTTGCATGACGCTGAGCTTGTCAACTTCTTTCTGTGCGTCCCATGTGTGATTGATGATGAGCGAGTGTGTGACCTTGGGCTTGCTATCTTGAGGAGGTAGCGCGGCAATGCCAGCGGCGGGTTGCGCAGGTACTTCCACTTGCTTCGGCTTGGCGGTCTTAGGCTTACCTGCTTTGATCGGCACATACGCATTGGCTACTGTGGTCAGTGCGCCGCTAATGTCTTGGTGGAATTGTTTCTGTCGTGTCATCTGATAGATCAGCGAACGAATCGTGTTGTGCTTGAACCCTTTCTTCGACAGCATATCTGCATAGAACGATGGCTGTTGGTTGGGGAAGTCGCGCACTGCGTTGAATGTTTCGCGTGATGCGTTGTTGGTTGGTTTGAATTGGTGGCGTTTAGTT